GTCTGGACGCCATTACTGGCGTCCAGATGCCAATATTGTTTTTTTTTGCAAAAAAAAATAGTCACATATAAACAAATAGACATAACCTTATCATAATGGTAAGAGTGTCTCAATTTGACCGGAGAGAAACATGGCTGGCACAATCAAACAACTAAACCCGATTCAAAGAGCTCATGCGCAGTTCGTAATTCTTCACGAAGTCTTGCCTAGAATCCCTTTCATGCAAGAGTGGCACAACGGCACTGGCTACATGAACGGAATAATCAACGGCCCTTCGTCTCTCAATACGGCCGACTGCGCCACATTGGGCGGCATGTATTTGAGAAACGAGGAAACGACGCCAGCTGAAGTGACTGTAGCTGCGTCGTTTATAACGGACGACGGCAGAAGAGGGGTTTATCTGGAAAAAGAAAAAGACGGCTCTCCTTTGTGCTTTGACCAAAGCTCTCAATACTTTGCCCGAATCAGAATAGCTATATTTGAACGCTATAGCGGCGAGGACAGCTATAGGCTGGTATCTAATAGCTGCGATGAACTCGTGCGCGCCCTGTTTTTCAACTGGGAAAACGAAGCTAAAAAGGCGGGAGTGAAAAATCCGGACCGTATGAATTTCTGTTCTCCGGTGGCATCCGAAATAACCTTCGACGGCCTCCTGGAGATCTTGAAACTCTTTCCCATAGACATTGATCCGGAATAGCCGCGTAGTTTAGCGAACAGTGAAAGCATTAAAAGGATTAAATGCTTTCACTGTTCGCTAAACTATAAAAAATTAATTAAAAAAAATAATATTTTTTTTGGTAATAAAAAAACAGTTATATATACTTATTATGGTTCTTTAAATAGAACTAAACTGTTTCCCGTTAACTACCAAAAAGAGGGCTTTATGATAGCAGATGGCAATATCGTATATTTCGCAAAACTCCTGGATGACATTGCTCCAGGCATCCAAGCGATTCTGGCTTTCCGAATGTCGGAGCTTATTCCGGCGTGCGAGTTTGGCAAAGAAATACTAAACGAAGGTACAGGAAACACTCCTGCTCCTTCGCCAAAACAACCTGTTGGGCCTTCTGCCCCGCTAATTCTTTCCGACCCCAACAACCTACTATTTGATAAGCTGGTAGTTCAGGCTTATCTTAAAGGGGTTGCGAGAGAAGCTCTGAGAAGCAATCCCATCGTTTCTCAGTATGATCGGATTGAAATGCTTGAGCCTCAATGGACACTTCAGGAGGTTTTAACAAACACAATCGTTCTGTTGTAACAAAAAACCATTCGCAATTATAATTAGAAATCTATTAAAATTAAAATTAATAATGTTGCTGGCCTAGCCATTGCGCGTTGTTAATTTTTTTAGCATTCTAAAAATAAACAGTCACATATAAACAAATAGACATAACCTTATCATAATGGTAAGAGTGTCTCAATCTGACCGGAGAGCAACATGGCCGACTGCACTGAAAATTCTGACCACACCGAAAATAAAGCGTATCAAACGTTTTTTAATCTTTTCGGAGAATTACCCACAGTCAGGTTTAACCCAGCGTGGGCCGAGAATTCCTTGGAATTTCACGGCATGGTGAATGGAGAATCTGCCTTAACGATGGCTCAATGCGAGAGTCTCGGAGCACTGTGCCGCGACAATGCGGCGTGCTTGTCGTTTATCGACAGCCATCGTCGGTGTGGAGTTTACCTGAAAAATGGCAATTATGCGGCGGTTATATACGAGCACTATACAAACGGCGAATTGCTGGACTTGTGTGCTTCGTTATCCGACAGCATGAATACAGCATTGGAAGAATATTGGAAAAACAAAAATAAAGGCGTTTATTCGCCTCCAACCCTAGAACAACCATTGAGTGTCGACTTCTTCTTTCAGATCCTGGGGTTTTTTCCAATCTGCGTCAACTAAGACCAGCCGTAGGCACGCAGCACTTGGGCTGCGTGCGCTGCTGTTTTTTTTTAATTGCCCTAATGTAAAATAGCTATATATATTTTACATAATGTAACCTTATTAATACGATAAGAGCATTTGAACTTTGCCTGGAGAAAACTATGAGCAACAAAGCGTATCAAAAATTCTTTGATCTTTTTAATGAACTTCCAACTATAAAATTCGATCCGGATTGGATAAATCGCTCTATGACCTTTGAAAATATGGTAAACGGCAAATCGGTTTTAACAATTGAACAGTGTCGAACAGCTGGAGCTTTGTGTAGAGACGCTGTTGCTGCCGCTGCGTTTGTTGATAATTGTGGAAGATGCGCCGTTTATTTAAGAAATGGAACTCGCTCGGCAGTTATCTTTGAGAATTTTCCTAGCGCGGGAGGATGTTATTTGCATGCAACTATATCAAAAGACATGGATATAGGGTTTCAAAATGAATTAAGTAAAAACGACAAAAACGCTGAATATGTATCTCCAGCTTCAAGGGAATTGGACGACGACAATTTTCTTAAAATACTAAAGTGTTTTCCAATTAACATAAGTTAGGCAACGTTGCAATTTCAAATAACCGCGCGCGGTTTAATAGCCGCGCACAGAGTTGTTTTTTTAGTAATAAAATCAGGAGAACTTTGTGATTAAAGAACCAACTGCCAAAAAACTCAATCCAATAAAAAATAAAGATATAGAAGAAACTTACAAACTATTAATGGCGTTATTTACCGCATTACCAATAATTCAATTTAAACCAGAATGGATATCGGAAAACGGTTGGTTAGGTTCCATGACGTGTGGGGATAATTCATTAACTGTGGAAAATTGCGATTTAAAAAGAGGAATTATAAATGAAGATTCGTTAGCTGTATCGTTTCTTGATATTAAAAATAGATTTGGTGTTTTCTTAAGAAATAAAAAATATTCAGTAGCTATTTTTGAAGGGCAACTTGTTTCCTCAAAAAAAATATTACCCAAAAAAAAATGTGTTTTGGCAGTATCGTCAGGAGAAATGTTAATAGAATTAATGTACGATTGGGTAAGCGAAGGAAACTCTATGGATGATTATTGTTCTAATTCTGTATCTCCGTTAGATGTAAAACGATTTTACAAAATCCTTAGTTATTTTCCAATCAATGTTGAAAAAAAAGGAACTGATTTTTTCATTACTATTAAGGAAACTTAGAATTATTAAACTTTTTTATAGACACATATACTTAATATGGTTTTATAACAACATGTTATAAAATTCTAAAATCATCACTTTAAGAGTTAACGCCATGAATGACCAGATTGAAAACGACGTGCAAAAATCTGTAGAAAAAAGCAGCACATCTCAAATAACTAATACCTTGACAAAAATGATTCAAGTAACCAATTCTCTATCTATTAATGCAGACAATGTTGAATACGCGATGTTGCTTAATGAAAAGCTTTTATTTATTCAATGGGTAGATGGAGATACAATTTTAATAAAGTTAGGATCGTTTGGAAAAAAAACCTTTGAGCAAATTTATGAATTAATGACCTGCCCAATATTTATTGCAAATAACATTATTATTAGTTTGAAAAATATTGCCATAGTTGAAACAACTATAAAAGTTATTAAATTTGTAAATAAAAATGGAAAAACTTATGAATTTGATCTTAAAAAAGGCAGTTATTCGGACACTATTTTAGACTATTGTTCTTCCATAAATACAAAACTCAAAAAATTAACAGCAAACCATTTATTTAATGTAAAAAATATAAAAGAAATAACCTATTGTAAAGATAATAAAATTCAATATGTATTTGAAAAACAAGAATTTTCACAAAATATTTGTTATGATTTAGACATTGATGCAAAAAATCTTTACGGCGCTTTACGCAATTTAAACAGCAAAACAGAAAGCTCTTAAATAGGCGGCCTCTAAATAAACCATATAGCGTTTTAATGCAAAAAATGTTAAAGCGCCATTAACAAGGATAAGCCCAAAATGAGTGAAATAGTCCCAATGCATTTATATTCTATCAATGATAAAAAAATAATAAATCCAAAATCTATCGAAGCCATCAATTGCTCTGACAGCACAATTTGTATATATTATAAAGACGGAGTAATTGAAAGTTACGATGATGTAAAAAACCATTGTGGTTTTAATAATGCATTTAAAGTAAGAAACGATATTAGATCAATGATGGAAATGGGAGTTTGTATAAATCAAACTTGGGTAGTAAATTTAGAAGAAATTGCATATATTAAACAAAAAGACCAAGCTTTTGAATTTATGAATAAAAATGGAAAAGTTTATATAATAAATATATCTAGTAGTTTACCAGCCAGTCAAATATGGGAATCTTGTATTAAAACAAATAAATTCTTTTTGATATTTAAAGAGTTAAATTCAATTACTTTACAAATAACTAATCATGCATTCTGCATTAATAAGCTCGGTAAAATATCAATAGACGACACAGCAATATACATTTTATATCCACCTAATAACATTCAATTGCTTTCTGATTTTGATGATAGCAATATTGCATGGCAACTTTATAACAAACTTATTAAACTAGGAGTTCCTTCCAATCTAAAAAGTTTTTCATAATTTTAATAATTGCATTTTTAATCTTTCAAAAAAGAGAGTAAAAAGTGTTAACTCAGGTAATTAAAAGCAAAGAAAAAAAAACGGCAGACCAAACACTAGGAGTAATGGTTGTTAAGTTTCGATTAAAAGAAGACGAATATGAAACTTTAAAAGAAACAGCGGACCAACAAAATGAAACAATCGAAGACTATCTAAGATCACTTGTTTTAACTTCTTGTAAAAAAAATAAAAAAAATAAAACTTAACGCTGCCAAACCTATCCGTTTAACAGCTAAACCTTTGCTGTTAAATTAACCACTGCCCACAAAACCCGGAGATTCCAATGCCTGCACAAATGTCTTTTGCTTCTTTAGAAAGAATAGCCCATATGGAAAGTGGGTTTGGAAATTCTTTGGCTTTAAGTTTGGATGAAAGAATTTGTGTAATTGGATCTCCAAGGCATACAGAAGATGAAGTTGAACAATGCGGAGCCATTTCAATATATCAATTGGATAACGGCTCATACAAACTAATTCTGTCGAAAACAGCGTCAGATAAAACACAATTTGCGCTATTTGGAAGCCAAATCTGTGTTTCAGAACAGGGCGATAGCATCGCCGTAATTGCTAGGGGCGACAAAAGAGGAAAAGGAGCAGTATATTATTTTACGAGAAAAGAAAACGATTGGGAAGAAAATTTTAAAATATCCCAAGATGGCGAAGACTGCTGTGGGTACCCTTTATTTATAGCGATGTCAGGCAAAGGAGATGATTTATTAATTGGCGGAAAAGATAACGAAGAGGTTAGTATCAGCTTATACTCTGTAGAAGAAGAGCCAGTTGAAAAAAGAAGATTTGTATTGCCAAAAACATACCAACTTCTTGAAGGGGTAATGGCTGGAAATGGGTCAAGATTTGCATTTTGTTTCAAAGCTCCAAATTGTGAATTATTGGCTTTGCAAATAATAACAAAAACAGACGAAGGATGGAAAAAAGAAAAAGTACAAATTTTAAAAACAAATCAAATAGAAAATGTTAGGCAAAATAAAAAGCCAGCAATGGCTATTTCGTACGATGGAACAACTGTGGCTATTTCTAGTAATAATGCAAACTGTGTTTTAATTTTTTCAGAAAACGACGAAGGGTGGTCAAAAAGCGCAGAAATTGGCCACGCACATAAATCAGAAACAAAGCTTTTTGTATCGTCATTAGCTTTAAATAGAAGCGGAAGTTCTCTGTTCGTAGGAGCTCCTTTTCACAGAATTATGGGGGTATCGCAAGGAGCAGTTTTAGTTTATCATAAAAGAGACAATTATAAATCCAATGAAACGATGCATGTTCCTGGGGGAAACATCGACGATCATTTTGGAAATCAAATATGTTCATCGAATAACGGAAGCAAATTGCTAGTAGGAAGCGAAACTTCCAGAAATGGTTTATCAAATACGGTCTATATATGTAATTTATAATGTAAAAAAATAAATACTGCGGTATTTTTATGGCGTGTGAATACCACAATGTTTTCAACGCCGTTCAACAATAGCAGCCAAACAGCTATTCGCCTTTAAACCTCTGAAAGAGACATTCACATGAAAAAGTCAACTATGACCGAGAAAGATCTGGCCCTGTCGAAAGAAATCTCTGAGGCTTTGGTATTAAGTGAAAATAACTCAATTACCGAAAAAAGCCCGGGCGACATTTATGCAAGACATCTCCCAGAAGGAGTAACTGTTTCAGTAGTCAATCAAATTGCGGATTACAATGCACGCTTTGTACCGATTGCGGCCCACGCAGTCGGCGTTGTGGCAGTTAAGGCCATGGCAGAAAACAAAGAAATTGTGGAAGTCTCTGGTGTGGTAAAGATGGGAGAAAATGATAAAGCTGAATATTTAGTATCTAGGTCCAGGGAAAGAACCGACCATTTTCATGGTAATAAACCAGTAATTAAAAAAGGACATATTTTTGTGGACTATTCTGTTAAGGCAGGAAAGCACAGCCCGCTTTTAAAGGAAGTCCGAACATTAATTTCAGAATTGGCTGTAAAAAGCATGCTTTAATAGCGCATTAATAAAAAAATGCAAGCAGACCAAGCCCCTAATGCGGGGGCTTGGTCTGCACTATTTTTTTTAGTAATTTAAAATAAATGTTTAGCAAAAAAAACTAAACAGATGCAGACGCGGCCTTTGCTGCTCCTGCCGCATAACCAACATCGGCAGAACTCACATCGGGGTCGGTTTTGCCAGCTGTTAAATCATTACGAAGATAAAAAGCGCTGCGCAGATATGGGTTTGCGCCCTTAGTATTTATTCCGTCTAAGATTGTTTGAGCCGTTATATTGGCTCCTAAGCTAAATTGAGAAATGCCAGAAAATGGGATAGTTAACCGCAGCGTTTCCATTGCAGCAGTTAAATCTCTTTTGCCAGTTATTTCACCGGTTGTTTTTGGCATCATATTTGTAACAATCCAGGATTTCATAACCCTGGTGTGAGTAATGTCAGGCTCAATGAACATGCACGTCATGGTGTACCAAGATGGCAACATATCTGGAGGAATGCTATTTTTTTCCAGTGTTCCTAACATCGAAGTTTTCGTATTCGGGTCCATTATGCCATAAATAATCCAGTTATATAAAAATGTTTGAATCGGCATCCCGGATTTTTCTGTAAAAGTAAAGACAGGTTCTGTCCTGTCTTGCTTTACATCAGACGGCTCTTGCTGTAGTTCTCCGCCCCCGCCCACCGGGTGATCTGACCATTCCACGGTCAGTCCGGCATTTAACCCTTCGATAGTTTGACAATGTAATTCTATTAGCGCTTTTAATGTTCCGACCCACAACGGAGGGTTAGGCATTAACTGAAAAAATTGCGGAGCTTCCAACAGTATTGGAATTATGTGCCTAGGAATATATGCCTGATTTGACCGCCACTCTGATAAATTTGGGGAGAAACCAAATTGGCCTCCTTTTCTAATGTCTATTATATTTTGTTTTGCTTTTCCCTTTGAGAATCCTTCGTCTTTATTCAAAATTAAATCGGTTATTACACGACTCATTTTTTTGCTCACTCTTAGACTGCAAAGAAAAGGGGCAGCCGGTTTATTACAGTTGGCGTCGTGTAAAAACCGGCGGTATGATATTTTTTAATTTATGCCGTTGTTATGCTGTCCAATCTATGAGCTTCAATATAGGCGGTCATTACCGTCTTCATGTTAGCGCTATAGATTTTAATTACGGACGTATACGAATATCCGCGCTGGGCATCTTCGTCAGTGACAACTGTTGCTGGCACTATCACAAATCGTTCATCAAATCGGCCAGAAGTTCTGTTTTTGATGAAGTTATTCACTCGTTCAATCAATTGGTCATTTGTTAAATGAGATACGCCGGCATATTCTCTCCACGCCGCGTGAGTAATTTTTACGAGTTGGCAAATAGCTATTGCTGTAAGATAGGAATTTAGCACAGAGGTGTCGTCTGTGTATACAGTCTTATAAGAAGGGAAAAAGAACAGCTCCCTGTCATATTGCTGTACCCAATTAAGGCCAACATCCCAATTTTGGTTTCGAACAGTGGCCGGCACCCAAGGAATGCTAATGTCATACATTGTGGTGACAATATGCCCGGGGGCTCCATCAAAATTGGACCCCTGCTTCCAGCGGCCATTTCCAGCCCCCATGTATTTTGCAGACATTATTGCAATTTCATATGTTAACGGGAGATATTTCTTATAAAGACTATTTCTAATTTTGGCACAACGGCCTGTTATCATGGCGCGCATAACTGGCGTGCCGAAGTGACTTGATTCCGGGTACATTTGCAATCTGGTACGTAGCGCAATTGCAATGGAATGCTCTTCTGACGCATTCATTATTCTTTCATTCACATCATGTGGAGAAAGGTGAACAAATGTATCCTTCCTAGCCGCAATGAAAGAAGCAAGCTTATATTTAATTTCTAACGGAAACCCGCTGTCATAGAAAACGCTTTCCACATGCACAGCGTCTTCTTGCAGTGGATCGTTCGGATCTATATACCTATCTAATTGCTGCCCCACCAAAACAGCAAAATTGGCGTCGGTCATTGTTCCGTCTTGCCCGCCGTCTGCAAATATATTTGTATATTCTGTTAGCCTAACGGCATTGGACGCATCGACAAATTGATAGCTGTGATATAAAACGCCTTCCGAAGAAGTTCCGGATACAAAATTGAATAAATGCTTGTCTGTAACAGCGGCAGAGAAATCTGACCATATATCAATGTGGGGGGCTTCTGCCTGATGAAAAAGACCTAATAATAAATCAACATTGTTTTGATAAATTTCCATTGTGGAAAAATCCCCGTAAACTGGGGGGTATAAAGTATCAGTAAGATTTTGATAGTTATTCAGAAGAACTGTTCCAATAAAAATTTCCTTATTTGTGCTTGGGTCAATAGTTGCTTCTTTTGATACCACTGTTGTAAATTGGTCGGCAAAAATTGTCGGAACAATAACAGGAGTTGTATTGGGATCTGTCTGCCTTATGAATTGAACATTATAAGGATATGCTCTTTCCTTGGCCATCAATTTTGTTGGCATTGCGGTGCTTGTTAATTTTGTAGGAGCCCAGATCCGAAGACCGCAAAGGTTCCCATAACCTCCAATAAATGCCCCTTTAAATCCATATATCGGGTATCTCTGCGATTGTACGCTGGTGGCGCCCTGTGTGTAAACCTGATCGCCAGCTGTAATGGCAGCTCTTCCAAAATTGTTATTCAATGATTGAACTGTATTATAATGAGTCACCACCCATTTAACTTTATAGCCTTGAGTAGTTCCGGTGACCACCGGCGCCCCATTGACAATAGTTATGCTGCCATCGGTATTGCGCTGGTATAAGTCCACCGGGCACGGCAGAACATCCAACCACAATAGCATATTGGAATTTGGGCCGGCATCGTTTGGCACCACGCGCTGAATCATGCACGCATTGCCTTGATCGTTGACTCCGTTTGCAAACACAGTTGCGTGATTTGCCCACGGGCTACGAAGGTCAAATGAATTCACACCATACATTAAAGACCGTTCGGCGCCAACTACCAATTGAGGAGTGGTTGGCCCTTTTTGCGTATATAAATAAAATTTTGGAAGATGTTGCGGAATTTGAGTTGGGGTTCTGATGGCGGGCGTTGTGCTAAGATCTTGTGTGCCAAGATCAATTACCATTGGAGCTGCATTGGCCATAAACATGTCGTCTATCTCCACCACTTCTAAACTAAGGAAAAAACAAAACCATGACTGTTTTTAATAGTGCCTACGATACTACAGTCGGATCAGCAGTAAATGTATTAAAAATTCAACAGGCTATAAAAGAATCTTTTATACACGACATGATTTATCTTAATGATCTAGATTTATGTACTGATTTTTCATATAGACCAGTGTTTGTTCTTGGAAAAACTGCGTCTGAGTCAAATATTCCTTTGTTTAATCATCCATTGTTATTAAATACATCTTCTAATTTAAAATACATATGTTCAGATATGCGGCAAATTGTTAGAGCAAATTCGGAAGACGGTTTAGAAAATGGAATTGAGATAAAAAACAAGACAGAATATACTCTGAATAAAGCAAGGACCGCCATCAATATGTTGTGGGTGAGCGGCCGAACATTAGAAATAAAAAATGCTTTTCCATTGGCTGGTTTTGTTTTTTCTAATTGGCTTAGTGGATCTTTAACACGAAGATTTGCACTTGATCCAAAAGATCAACTTATTTTATCTGTTATTAGTCATCTTTATTACCAAAATCTTTTTTTCACAGGAAATACTTTAACTGAGGATAAAAAACAGCAATTTGTTATTCAAACAACAAAAGCCACCAGGGCCACTCCTGAATTCATTTTTCCTATATTAGATCAAATAGAAACCATAGGAACAATAAATGAATATTGCGATACAGTAAAAAAAATTATTCAAAATCCTAGATTATCCTCATTAAATTCAGGATTGCTTATTACTATTATTGGAAATTCATGGTATGGCCTAAATGCTAAGGAAATGCTCGCAGTAGCACTGGAGCATCCTCCGACATGGATTACTTTAGTTTATATGGCGATATTTGAAAAAACATATCGGCATTCAGCGCTAACTAAAATTTCAGAGACATTTGGAAAGGGAAAAGGAACAAAAGAATATATTTTGTCTTTTAATGCTCTTCTTGAAGAAAGCGGAATAAGTTGATAATATAATGAATTGCATAATTAAACACGCACTTGATAATGTGTGGTGCAACCCATCACAAGATAGACAGTTTATTATTAAGCCAGCTCCGTTGCAAAAAACAGGCTCGTCAGTTAATAGTTTTTTTACAATGGAAAGAAATTTAACACTTCCTACAAGAAATGAAAAATATTTTTTATTTCAAATAGGACAATTAAACCCAGCTTTTTTAGGTTTACTATTTGATCCATCTGTTTTTGATACCAGTTTTCAAAGAGATAGATGGATAAGAATAAGCACATGCTGCAATCAAAAAAAAGCCATTATTGATATTTATACTGACATTGGTCTATCCATTCCAAAACACGATGCATATTACACATTTACCCCAGAAAGAAATTTAATAATTGCAATTAAAGAAAACCCAATTATTCCAGTAAATCTTAATCAGCAACCAGTTTATATAAGATTTTACAGCAATGCTTATTTTCAATCTATTAGAAGTGATGTAAATTTAAACAACATAATTGTTACTGGGGCAACAATAAGAGTGCCTGACGAAATTTTAACATGGCAGTCCACATACCAATCTTTAAATGCTCTGCCTGGCCATTGCTCCGCGTTTATAAACGGCTGGTTAAAAGAAGGAATAAGTTTATTAAATACACACGTAGGGGACTGCATAGAACTTGTTTACGACAGTTCTATAAAAGCAATTGTTACTTTTTTTATAAGTTCTTTGCCAAGTTTTTTAAGCGAATTAGACAGCAGATTAAAATATTTAATTCACTACCCTACTCCAATTTATAATGAAATTTGTTACATTGACGATATTGAAATATATGTAACGGACACCTTAAATTCTTTATCATTTACAGGGCTGTATTACCACAGAAACGCACCAGTGGCTACTAGGATGGTAACCCATAGAGATTATAGTTTGCCTGTATCCTTTGTTTCGCATTATGCAAATAAACTTATTAGCCTTCATGTTGAAACTCCACCAGTTACAAGCGGGCTTAAAATTTTAGTATTTATTAGAAATTCGGGTTATTCCAGGCGCCTTATTCACGAAGCTAATAAAATTCATGAATTATATAAATTGCCAGATTATAAACTTGTACAAGCTCTTGTTGGAATTAATTCGACAGTTCCTCATTGGACAGCTAGTCATCTTGAAGCCAGCGCTTATAGTTCATTAATGGGAGCCTCTTTATCTCAATTAACTTTACCAAATATTAAAAATGCATACGGTTATAATTCTTTAAGCGAAATATTAGGGCAAACTCCTGCAAAGACACAAATAGTTTCATTAAGGCCCACCATAAACCTTCCATGCGGGCTTCAAATCAACTCTACGGGCTATGAATACGACGAGCAAGGCCATCTTATTGGCATAGCCCACCATCCCAATGGCGAGGTTTATACAGCGTTATATGACAACACAAGATTAGTCGAGGTTATTTCAGGAAATGGAACATATACTCCGTCTGTAAAATTTGGAAGAAACCTTGTTCCAATTCCGATAGGATCGGATTACAGAATATATCGTTGCCATTTTATTGAAAACGAACTGGATAACAATTGGAGAGACATAACTGATACTACAGAATACTCAGTTATTGATGGATTAATTACATTAATAAGTGACGATACAGCATACTTAATGGTTCGCGACAATTCAACATTTTTAGCTTATGATTTAAACATTGCTCCCACAGATGGAAATCTTAGATTCTCTTTATCCGAATATGAACAGAGAACAGGCTTTAACAACGTTACGCCAACTCCAATAAATAACGAAGTGCTTCCTGTTCCAATGGGAAAATTAGATATTTTTCTAAATGGAAAAGCCATGATTGAATCAATTGATTATTTTATTATTTTTCCAGAAGTGGTAGTTGTTAATAAAGAGTATTTAATTTCTCCACCAAATACCAATTATCAAAAAGTAACTATTAGATTTACTGGTTTTTGTGATCAAAATTTACAACGAAACATCGCAAGTGATGTTGGGTTTATTGAACATGGTTTCCTATCTAATAACAATCGGTTCGATATAAGAGACGATAAAGTATTAAGAATTGTTGTAGATGGGTCTCTATTGCACAGATCCGATTTATTATTTTCAGAAGAACATAGCGGGGTCTCTACAATCAATGCAGTAAATGGCAAACCTTACTCTATATCCGATATTATTGTGCCCCTTCGCGATTATCCAAATCAAACAATGGCCGCCTATCAAGAAGCCATCGTTATAGATTCAGCAATTTCATCTTATTTAACAGATTTCTTACCTCAGCCGCCGAGGCCAAATGTTACAGCTATTGAAAATAGATATGCTATTTTTAGTCCATTTTTATGTAAAATAATATATGATGTTTTTACAGAACATTTAGACAAGACTTTATTTGACAGCCCATTAAATGATAACGATATCATTAATATTTGCAATCCTTATAACGATTGGTTAAGATTTGACCCTACTCAAATTCAATGTAGAGTTGATCCTAGATACGTTATAATTCACCCACATAACCATTATAATGCACTAGATGTTTCTGCAAAACAATATCAATTTATTAGACGTGTAGCTGGATTATACTGCCGAGGATTAGTAGAAATATCCCCGTTTTTGTCAATTATAAATTAATATTTTTTTAATTATAATGAATTAAACCGGAGTTAAGAATGACTGAAATATCAACTATTGGTGTAGCTGGGATTGATGGCGTAGTGCCAGTTTACGATCCAACAGCTAGATGGTGTTTTTGGGCCATTGGTGAAATATATGTAGGAACAGTTGGAGCTAGGCGATATGTGCCAAAATTGCATGATTATGTAATAGATCCAGATACATTTACAACATGGATAGTTGAACATATCGATCCTGTAACTTTGATAGCTAGATTGCGAGTAATAAGACCAGCTAATATGAGTTATGATTTTGCAGATACAGATATTTTATTTGGAGTAGGACCAGGAACACAATCTGACACATACAGAGTATATTTAGATCAATCGGTTACCCCCCATATTTTAGCAGTGGATGCTAGATTGAGAATAAATGGATCAATGTCGGCTTATATGAAGTTATTCAAAGGAGCTGACGTATCAATTGTTGGCAACATTATTTCAAGACTGTACGACGCCAGTGGAAATGTTTTAACTGACGCCATACCGCTTGAAGTTGTTGCTACAATGTATGATAATAATCTAGCAGTTAAAATACCAGGAGTGTGTTATACCAATGTTGCACTGATTGACGGAGAATTAGTTACAGCGGTTTTCTATACTCCAGAAGGGCACGTGGTTTCAAAAAGGCAATTATTAATTGAAAATACAGCTTTTATAAGAGGGCAAACTGTCTCTCAAAAATATATAGTTTCTATCAATTTAGAATCTCCTTTCTTATCGCCCACGTTAGATAGCATTATAGAATTTCCATTAAATACTCCTATCAACGCACTTAATTTAATTGGCGTTATACACTATTCTGATGGAACTTTATTAAAACTTCCCGTTAACGGAACACGATTTTCAATGTTCGGTTTGGATCATTTATTGTCTACTATTATTGGACAAGAAATAGAATTGGTCTTAAGTTATCAACTGGCAGCTAACGAAGCAGCCTATGGAATTGAGGCGGCTGAAAATGGCTGTATTACCACGCCATATCGCTTAGTAATTACAGAGGCAAATAACACAATCGCTGTAAAGGTTGTTGGATATCCCGTTTGGATTAGCCAGACCGCTGGTTATGAAATGCGCTGGTTCCTATTCAACTTGGATAGAAATATATTCTTTGATGTTACGCAACATGTTCGATTTGCAGAAAATACTGGGCCCTACAATCCAAAGGGCTACGGGTATTTGCAAGAAAAAGCTATTATTGTAAATCTTCAATCCGTATCTCCTGTGTTTCGGCCTTTTTTACATACACAATTTTTTTCTATTGTTTTAATGAGGCAGCCCGACGGAAGACAAACTCCGTGGACTGTCTTGCAAGAAATGGGCGCAGGGAATGCTGTATATGGAGAAAATATATTTGCAATATCAAATACTGTTAATAGAACTGTAGAAATACACTGCTCATGTGCAAATTATACAGATTGGATTAGGAAACTTTATTTGAATACCTATCCATTAATAAATAGGCAAACTGAGGCGGCCCCGCCAATGCCAACCCATTTTGAATTAAGATATGAGAATACGGCAGTTGAATATACAGTATCAGAATGGAATAGAGTTCTCACCACGCAGCTTGTTCTTCCTCTTTATTCCACTTTATTTATTAGATTTATTAAACGAACTGCCACTGGTGATATGAATCTCTCAATGAGCGGAATGCTGGTAACAAATTAAAAAACATTTGAGTATGCCAGTTGGGCTAAACAGCCCAACTGGCATACAAACACCAAAATTATTTTTTGATATTATTCGAAAACATGCACCCCGCCAACATTAGACGAATTTCCAATAGTATTTTGCGAGGCCACTAGCAATAATTGACCAGTGGAATCCATGCTCATTAATCGGCTAAAATTGTCTCCATCTAAAGCCGTATTTGCTCCAAGCAATTTTGATTGTTCAGGCCAGGTCGCCCCAGTTTTAATGAATACATAAGCAGCGCCAGCACGCGAAGCCCTTCCTGAGTTATAAATGGCTCCAACAACAATTATTTTTCCATCAGAATTTATGACAGCCTGTTGGCCAAACAAATCGCCTTGGGCTCCGTCGCTAGGAAGCAGTTTTGCAACCTGAGGCCAAGTGGCGCCTGTTTTTTGATATAAGAACGCGGCTCCTGTAGAAACAGCTCTTGAATTTAAAGAAGAATATGCCGTTATTAAAGCGTAATTTCCGTCCCCGCTTAATTTAACAATTCTAGCATAACCAACTCCTGGCGGTCCCACTATAGATGTTGTAAATGCCGCCCAATTAGCCGTTATTGATGTTCTTGTATAGAAATATGCGGTATTGACGCCTGGGGCCCCGACTATCATAGTCAAGCCGTCTGAAGACAAGTCCAGCGTTAAGCCAAACCACGCATTGTCTGGTGCGTTAGCTACATTAATTCCTTGAATGTACACCCATATTCCAGAGGTGTCTCTTTTATAGTGATAAACCGCTCCTTTAGATGTATTGTACCATCCATAGGCGCCTATCATTAGCGCATTTCCGTCTGCGGTTAAGGCTATAGAGTATCCAAACCAAGAATTTTGTGTCACATTAGCTGTTTTTATTTTTGCTTGATATACGTAGGAAGTTCCTGATTTGATGTAAACATAAACAGCCCCAGCATTTGCCCCATAATCGTTGTCGCCAGGAGCCCCAATTGCAATAGTGCTGTTATCTGCGCTAATAGATATTGAAGATCCAAACAGTTTTGAATAAGTTGGATCTGTCGGGTAAAACTGCTGTAAAAGAGTCCATTGGCCAGCTTGATTTTTTGAAAATATATAAATAGAACCACAGTTAATTCCAGCGGAATTTGAATCTGTATTTGCCCCTATTACTATAAGAGATCCGTCTTTACTAATGCAGTTTCCATACCCAAAATTATCTCCAGTTCTTCCGTCTGGAGAATTAATTGCGGCAGTTTCTATTCTTGGCCAAAATGAAATACGGGTAGAAAACGTTAATGTTTGGCTCCAAATACTATTTCCGGATATACTTCCATTGTGCCTAACTCTGGCGTAATAAACAGAACTTTCAAGAAGATCTAATATTGTCCAAGACAATAAATTATTTCCAGTTGCTCCTGCTAGTTCTTTATCGATTACAGAAAAATCGCTCCTTCTCGATAATTGCCATGTAGTGGATAAATGAGCGTCTGTTGGGCTAGTTGATGAAAAAGCAGAACATACAAATATAACTTTTGCTTTTATTATTCCATTACTGCTTGGTGGAGATATTATTGCTGGCTGTCCAACGCCGCTACCGGTTATTGTTATTGGAAAGAAAGTTGTGTTAATGGTAAATCCACCAATGCCGGCGCTCGCTGGAGCAACGTAAGTAATTGTATCGTCAATTAATGTCACGGACCCGTTTGTGCAATATACTTGATAGCTTTTTCTACTATCAAAATCTGTTATTGTGTAAGTTCCAGTGACATTAGTTGCTAAAGTTAAATTTCCAGATATGGAATCTCCGGAAAGACAAGAATTTATTATAATGGATTTTGAAATAAAACCGTCCTTGTCTAAACCAAGAACGCCGTTTTGATTTCCCAATTCCTCAACTGGTATCATTCCGAAAGCTGAAATAACATTGGCGATATTTGTTTCGCCGGTTCCACCCTGACTAATGTCGTAAATATAGGGTTCATTAACTCTAATAGTGGGCCCATCCAAATACTTTGACATAGTTATTTTACCTTTTTCAGACTCAACATTTAATAGCGTTGAGTATACGGACTGTAAAAACGCTGGCTTTCTGCAAATCGCGCGGTTTTTCTATCTTCGTCTATTTTTCTAAGAAGATCATCCACAGAAAATGTTTCGTTTTCTGTTAAAATTACTTTTCTAGCTAATATTCTTAAATCATTTTCTAATCGCAATATAATAAAACGATCATGTTCTTTTGAAATTTGCTTGACTGTATCCTCAATATTTTTTCTTATTAATTGTTGCTCTTCTGTTGCTATTCGAAGATCAATGTCTTCCTTTGTTCTTCCGGTAATATTGTTTGATAATACATGATATCTATTTACTCCATATTTTTCTAAATTTTTTCCACTAAATAGCAGCCATGCAGACAACAGCCACGCAATACAGCTGTCGTCGTGTTCTCCGTCAGGATGATCCACCCGATTGTTTTTAATTATTAAACTTAATATTTGATCTATTGTTTTTTTATCATAAACCACATGGCCAGTTACTTTAGAAGCCATTGTTAATGTGGTACTATATAGCTCAGATCTGCTAGAAATTCCTCCACCCGATGTAGCAAAACCAAATAATTTTTTATATTTAGAATAAAACTCTTCAGTTCTGGAGTATAAAGGAGAACTAGCGACTTCTCTATACCTAGCTGGGAATTCATCTAATTCATGAACAACTCGATTATAAAGTCTTTGAAATGGATCTATTTCTTTGGCAGGAAGCATTCTCAAAAGGTAATCAATAATGTATGCCCCAGAGGAGCGTCGTTCTATAATGATTGTAGAATTAAAGTATGTTGTTAATATCATTACTATCCATTCACAAACAGAAATTAAATTTGTTTCATTAATTGTTACAGCTCCCAATGTTTCCCCAGTTTTAATATCTCTAAAATGAAACGCTATGTCGTCGGCTCCAACAGCATCGCTCGAATCGCACGATATAATAAAATGTCCATTATTATGTCTGTTTTTTATTTCTTCTTCACTAAAATACCATCTTATAATGTATGCATTTGGAACAGATATTTCTGATCGATTTACGTTTCTTTCAGATGCTCTTATTTTATCAGCCAATGCAATTGTTAATGGAGAGGTCTGTGAACCAGACGTCCATATGTTAAGAAAGTCTCTTTTTACATCGTCTCCAACAGCATTTGATTCTTCAATTGCTCTTTTTAGCCATTCATCTGTGTAACCTAATTGCCTATGATTAAGAGTGCAGTTTACACGAAATCTCCCTTGAGGTGAATTTTTTCTTATAACTTCTTCTAAATGTTCTTTATTTTTACAATCAAATAATTTTTCACTCCATTCAGCAGAATTAATTAACAAATTATAAACATAACGGCCATCTCTGTCGTCTTTTTTTCCAGCCGTCGTTGTAAGCATTGTTCCATATGGTTCGTTATTTTGCCGAGCAATGTCTCTCGCAGCTATCCCGGCAGCTAAGGCTGCTGGCAATGTTATTTCTATGTTCTGAATATAAGCCGCTTCGTCTATATCAAAAATTCCGCTAGTCAACCCTCTGCCTTTTCCAAGAGCCATTTTTGGAGAAGCATTTGGAACATGAGCTTTAAACATATTGCCTAATCTTCGAACCGATAATTGTTCTGTATTAGCAATGTCGTCTTTTCTTCTTTGGCAAAGGTAAAATGGAAACTCTTGGTCTATTTTTTTCAGATCATCAAGAGTTTTAGCTCTGTTAACATCTCCTTTTGTTAATAAATTTATTTCAGTATTAACACAACGAATGTTTAATAAATAATCCAATAATACAGCTGAGGATATGGATTTACCAGTTTGCCTTATTTGAACTAATATAGTTTCAACATGATTAAAAAATAACCAAAATAACGCAATATTCCCTCTGTTAGCATTAAACAAAACAGGATTTACACTGGATTTACCTGGTATTCTTACAACTTCTCTTAAGAAATAAAAGAAGTTTTCTTTACATTCTAATGCAATTGCATAATAAATTTCTTTTCCCAAATCTGCTCTATGCGGGTCTATTCCTTGAAGAGCTGGATTTAATAAGGATAAAATAAAAGAATGATTTTCAACTCCCATTTCTCTATATAAAGCTGATAATCTTACAAAGCTTTTATTTTTTGTATCGGTGTCAATTATAGCTTTTGGATATCTATCCCAGTCTTTTTTAAATAAAATCACAAAAAATTCCCCTGTTTTTTAAAAAAACTTTTTATTAATTATTCACATTCCAATTTAATAATATTTTCAATAAAATCTAAATATACTTTTAATAAAACCTCAAATGTGATTGAATCGTCATGGAATAAAAATTTTTTCTTAGCAAATAACCTAATGTTAGAAAAATTCTTTAACCTATTCGGAAGAGAATCTGAGAATTCAGCGTTTATCATAAATATGGAAAATTTTTGTAAATGAATTTTACCTCTTCTATATAACAAATATCCGACAGGTTCTTTAAAAAATCGAAACGTTATTTGTTCCCCTTTCACTCCTCTAATCACAACTTGCGCGTTTTCATTAATCATTGTTAATTTAACAGATTTATAAAATCTAACTCCAATGATTTGAATGAATTTCCTAGTCAAATATAGCATTATTTTTCTATAAATCAATTTAATTAAATTTGTAGAAGTAGAAGAATCTTCTTTTAGATCACTCATTTTTACCGGACTTCCTCTTTAGAACCATAAAAGATATTAAATATAAAAAATTACTCTTTTCCTGTGTAATAGCTTTTTGTGTATGCCCTTAATGAGATGTATAAAAAAACACTCGTTCTGATTGACGATGTTGCTTGAGCAGTAATATCTCCAATAGCTAATTTTACCAATTTATCTCCAAGAACTCTTAGTTCTAACAAATCAGAATCGCTACTTCGGCTAGAAGTATAAATTCCTCTTAGTCTAGTTAGCAATCCCGCTATGTCTTTTTTATTATTTAAAATGTACCTATTATCAATTAAATAATGATAACTATGAACCATAATTTTTTTTATAATAGAATCAACAAACGACGCATTCTCATGGACATAATAATTATCAGATAGCCATTCTAGCGTTATGATAAACTGCTTTAGCTGAACAGTGTATATTATATCTACAACAATGTCTAGCAACTCTTGTCTTATAAAAGATTGCTTGTCAGTTAACACTGAATAAATGTAATCAGAATAAATAGAAAGACCGTTAATTCTGTCTTTTATTATCAATGTTCCATCCGTTGACATGCCAACAGATGTTGAAGTAGAATAACGATCTCCAGACGAATGAACTTTGATAAAATATTTATAATAATTTTTCATTGTATCTCTAATTCTTCCTTGACTATCGTTCATAACATTTATCAAAGAAGCATCGTTATCAAAGTTTTCCAACGCTTTCCTATGAATTCCAGTTTTGGATATAATTGATTCTGCGCGATAGACCATCACATCTTGCCATGTGCCTAATCTTTTTAGTAAAAAATGTTTGCTTAATGTTGAATAAACTGCTTCCGCTAATTTTTTGTCAATAGGATATTTAAAATAATAATTCATCAAAGCAGATATGCATCTATAATTAAAAATTATTCCTATGTTAATAGCGGCCTCTTCTCTTTGAGCCGGGGTTAATTGCTTTGATACTAAAAAAACATGTATCAAATAAATGCACGTTAGATTGAACACATCTGATGCAATTTTCCAGTTTGCATCTATCGCCTCTACTTTTTTTAATTCAGCAGCCAATGATGTCATATTTATATTAAGAATTTCATTAAAAAAAGTAGAAAAGTCTTTATCCGAAAATCTAATTACATGAACTCCAGTAAGATTACCTCCAAAAAATTCTAAATGATCGTTATTTTTATTAGCAAAAGCTATGCGAAAACGATGTAGTTCTTCTGCTAATTTTTTATCAGCTATTAAATTTGGAAACTGTTCGTCAAAAACACTGCGTATAGTTTTCATTTATTCTTTGCGAGTTAAGTTGTTTTTTATAATTATTGCTTTTTTAATAATTCCAGCTATTGCACTTTTTCTTTGGTGGTAAATAGGTATTTTATTTTCATTTAAGAAATCTTCTAAAACAACCTGATTCTTTGATATGTGTCTATTTCCTTCTATAACTACTATGCTTTGATTATTTTTTGTTTCTGCTATATCTCTTAAGTTGTCAAATATATCGTTAATTGGGCCTTCGGTTATTTTTTCTGAATCTGTCGCATAAACAAATAATTTTGGTTCGCCTATTTGCATATCGTGTTCTTTTATATCATTACTAATTATTGCTTTTTCCGCTATAGAAGGATGGTCATTAGCCGCCGATTCTTTACTAACTGCTTTTATTTTACTAAAATTATCTTGTTGCTCCTCTGGCTTAATAGGGTTATCATTTGCGTAAACAACATTTAAGGCTCTGGTGTAAACTTCACCAAGAGACCCGGACGTTTCTATTATTAGGTGTTGGGGTTCTTTTTTTTCCGTTTCTTTGTTTAAAGACTGTTCTTCTTTTTTTTCCACTTGAGTTGATTCTTCGGAAGCATCTTTCGCTTCTTGATTGCTAATTGCGTAAGTTGTCATTTTTGATCCTGGGTTTATTACAAACTGTAGTCAACTGGTGCCCTCATTTGATTGGCCGACTAAAAAAAATAACATGCACAATAATAATAAATTGCCTTGTGATATAGAAATTCTAATATTTTTTTACTGCAATTTACTAATAAAGTGGGGGAGATTCTTTTAGTATAAAAGAATCTCCCACCTTAAAAATTTATAAAATATATTTAATTTATTAGGTTTTTTTTAAAAAAAACCTAATAAATTAAAATAATAATAATAATACAACTCTAATAGCTCCGGTGAGATTATAAAATATTTTAAAAATAACTAAAATAATGATATAGAGAAGATATCAACGCATTAATAAAGTTTTGTGATTTCAACTGAATAATGGTTATATATATTTTATATAAGTTAACTTTATTATTTTTAAAACGAGGTTATTAAAAATTATTATAGATAAAAACTGGAGCTGTCCTTTAGATAACAATCAGTTTATAATAATTATTTCAATAACTGAACTGATGTTATTTATTAGGCTAAGAATAATAGAGCTTTGGGAAAATGGCTTTATTAGAGAATGCGAATCAGAAGAGTTTTTTGACTGGAGCGTTAAAGAGGCGGTTGAGCGTTTTTTAAATGTAAGAATTCAGTTTCACTGGTTTGACGACGAGTTATTAAATGAAAGAATTGGAAAAGAACATTACCGCATTGCTTACGATATTTCGTTAAATCAAATGCATAAAGGATCAATAGGAGAAGTGATAGAAAAATACTTAAAACCAAAATGTGGATTCTTGATTAATGCTTTGAAAAAAGGCTCATTAATTAAAGTGTTAGTAACCTACACCGATTTATTCATTGTTAGAAATGTATAAAAAAAATCCTTCTATCCAAGAATTACTAGATCCTTCTGCTATATTAATAATTGACGCATATTTATGCGCAACAAAATTGCGTTCAAAATGGGCTTCTTTATTTTTACCTCCTCCTGAAGGAGTTTATTTTACAAACGCCACTTCTCCTATACTAAAAACGGGGCAGCCTTATTTTTCAGAAAAATCATTTGAATCAAATACACCCATTATTCAATTAATAAATGAAGAGGGAGCTATTGTTGATAAAACAGGAAAAACAATAATAACAAAATATACTATAAAAAAACAAGAACAATTTTTAACAAATATTCCAAAAATGCCAATACAGGAATTAAAATTAATCAGATATGATATCGACTGTTACATCTCTGATGCAACAGTTCCAAATCGTTTATCTTCTACAAACGAGCTAGGAACAATTCTTACAGACGAAGGAGTTAAATCCTACGAAGATGGTGTTTTTGATTTTTTAATAAGTGCATTCTATAACTCAATAGAAGAATTAATAAATAATGATAGATGGCATTTGTATTTTGTAGAATTAAATAATGTTGATATTATTATAAAAAAAACGTGCGATTATCGTGTTTACTATTATCATCAATTAATAGAATCTAACCAATTAACTGACCCGATATTTCCAAAAAAATTTTGTAAAGGAGATGAAGATTATGACTGATCCTCCAATGTATATTATACTAGACGTAGCTTGGGGAAAAATAATTAAACAATCGTACCCTGAGTTATTTGATAAATTACCAGTTAACGATATTATTCAAAAATTAATGGCCAGCTCAAGTTTAGTTAATGTGCATAGATTATTAATGTTTAATTTAGAAGAATTATTTTGGAGCGACATTGATGAAAGGTTTTCAACTGAAGAAGCTAATAGATTATCGGTAATTGAGCTTAATAAATTGTTTGAAAGAATATTGGCGCATCTTTATTATCAATTAAAGATTTATGTTAACGTGCCTGGAGAAACAGAATACGATTACGTATTTTATAAATGGTTAGATGAAAATAGTCTTATGTTAAAATTATTTAATGAAGATATTGTTATAGACGATTCTTTAGTTTTTAAACGATTTAACTAAAAAGTTATGGAACAAAAATACATCATCACAATTAGCCCACATGAAACGTATTACTATACAAACTGTCTTTCCATTCTTTGCTATCTTGATCCTGTATTTTTTAATCCTTTTACTATTGATTCTATTTATGAAGAAACAATTCGTCAAATATTCGATTGTTTAACCGAAGATTTTATAATTTTCCAAGATTGTTTGCAAACAAAACCAGATTTCCATTTGTTTCTTGGGAATACATACTTTGAAAATAATCCATCCATTAGGGATTTATTTAAAAAAGGAATTATTTCATTGGGAACCGCTGTTTATTTTAATTTAATGGACTGGCCTTTTTACAGGGGTTGCTCCGCTTGTATTCTTAATTTTGTTAAAAACGACGCGTTAGGTTTTACCATTTTCTCAGAGGACACTATGTAATGTATCCGACTACAATTGGAGCCACTTATCGTTTTTCTACATTAGCGTCTGCTTTCTTGGGAGCCACTATAGAAAGAGCCAGAATAGACGCAGTGCTATCTTATTCCGCAGCGTCCACAATGGTAAAAATCAGGCCAACGTCTGCTTCCACTGTTTATTCAACAATGAATTTGGAACAATTGCATCATGCTATTTTTCCATTATTACCAGCAGGAACTCCAGAACTATTAAACGATTACAGTTTTGTACTTTATACAAAACCAGACAGAACACAAAATATAATAGCCTTGCCATGGATCGATGAACTTTCTGTTCAATTAGTTGTTAGTTTAAATCTTAATGTAAGGATAAACAATGTAATCTTAAACGACGTTGAAATTGTACGGCAGGGTCTAATTGCTTTAGGGTATAATTCAATTGAAATAACTACAACAAACGCATAAGGTAAAATAAAAATGCACCATTCAACAACTAAAAAAGACGGAACAAATGCGCTTGTCTCAGATGCCAATTTAAATAAAAACGACTACGTAGCATTTATTTACGATTTTTTCAAATTTCAAGGATTTCCAATTCATTTAAACATAACAAACGAAGAACGAAAAGCTGTTCGTTTTTTATTGCTTTACTCAGAGTGGGCTCGAGATCCTTGCACTTATAATAAGGAATCAATTGAATTTAAAAGACATATAACAAAATATTTAGAACAAAATGCTACTATTAGAATTACTATAAGCAACTAATTAAACCAAACAAAAGTAAAAATTATGAAACTTACAGCTAAAAAAGAAGATGGAGCAGAAATAAAAGTAGATGAAAATGCAATAGCTTTAAATACATATCAAATATTTCTTGATGATTTTTTTGAATTTGAAGGAGTGAAAACCGTTATAAAACTTTCTGAGAGTGAAATTAAGCAAATTCGTTTTCTATTACTATACTCACAATGGGCAGAAACAAAATCTTCAGGCAACGATATTGTAGATCAATTAAAGAAAAGAATTGGAAATTATTTAAAAGACTGTGCAGTTTCATTTAGCCCCGCAAATTAATAATAAAAAAATACAGCAGCGTTATCTTATGAAACGAATAAAAGTCATTTAAAAATTCAGTTCAAAGCCCCTATAGCTCAGCGGTTAGAGCAGAGGACTCATAATCCTTTGGTCGTAGGTTCAAATCCTTCTGGGGGCACCATTTAATTAAGCCCGTTTAGCTCAGTTGGTTAGAGCAGCTGCTTTGTAAGCAGCAGGTCGTCGGTTCGACTCCGACCGCGGGCTCCACCTCTCTTTCTTTTGGTAGAACTAAAAAATGAAAGCTTTTGTTGAAGAACAAGTTGAAAAAGTAATCGCTATGTATTTAATTTATTTAGATAAAATCAAAAGCCAATGGAAAGAGCTGCGGAATAAAATTCAAAAAAACAGAGAAGCTCCTCCTTTGTACAAGGACAGAATTGATAAATAGCTGTATATAACGCCCCTGTGGTGGAATTGGTAGACACTGGGGACTTAAAATCCCTTGCCGTTAGGCGTGCGGGTTCGAGTCCCGCCTCGGGCACCAATCGTAAGAATTTACAAACACGCGATAAAAAGCGTGTTTGTAAATTCTTTTTTTATGATTACAAATAAAAAACAAAAAGCAGGTCTCATTATGAATCCAAAAAAAACAGACGATCTTAAAAAAGAAATTGATGAGCTTGAAAAGCAATTAAAAAAATTAGAAATTAATCATAGAAAAACCATGCAAGATTTTAAAAAAAGAAACCCAGTGCGTTATTGGTTTTTAGTTATTTGGTGGTTTCCTACTAATTCAATTATTTTATTAAAAAGAATTATTTTTCGTTTTCTCTGGGTAACTTTTTACAAGTAGTTAAAAAATGAAACCTAATAATGGATCAGAATTAAGATACGCAATTATAGAAACAGACAATATAGATGTACTCGAAAAAGGTTTAATTTCATTTTGCAATCCAATAAAGGAATTGCATTTTATAAACGACATCTCTCCATTTATAAGTTGGTTTTTATTTGGGGATTTAACAAATAACTTATCAATAATTTCAGACATGCTTTCGAAAGGAAATCTAGATTCAAAACATTCAGCTACTATTCAAAAATCTTTATGCATCAATGCTAATCACGGAATTAGCAAAATAATTAGTTTAATAACCCCACTATACGAAAGAATAATACTAATGTCTTTAATAAATGGAAATAATCCATACATACAAATGACTTTTGATTTTAGATATAGAAATAAATTAATAGGTACAGAATCAGTTGTTAATTTCTTGACTACAAAAGAAATAACTCCATATGTAGTAGAAATAACTTGGGAAGATTAGCATAAATAAACAACCTGCTAAAACTTAATAGGGCAATGAAAATGAATAAATATACCTATAACGGAAAAGAACACAGCATTTCAGAATTATCTAAAATATCTGGACATTCCAGAACAGTAATTTACAATAGATTAAAAAGAGGATGGACTGTATCGGACTCTGTTGAAAAAGCCGCCGTTGTTCCAAAAAAATATAAATACGAAGGAAAGGACTATACATTAAAAGAACTAGCCGCCATATCCGAAATCAATAAATGTGCATTATATCAGAGAATAAAAACAGGAAAAAAAGTAGAAGATGCTATAAATACAAAAGGCAAAATCTATAAAAACAAAAAATACACATATCGAGGAAAAACACTGTCTCTTTCAGAATGGGCCACTTATATAGGAGTGACTAGGCAGGTAGTTTATGGAAGAATTAAAATGGGTTGGCCAATTGGTAGAATTATAAGAACACCTGTAGCATCCGAAAAAATCTACATTTATTATGGAAAAGAATATACAGCAAGACAATTGTCTAATTTAAGTGGCAATAGCAAATCACTAATTATTAATAGAATAGAAAATCTTAATTGGTCTGTAGAAAAAGCAGTAACGACCCCTGTAATGGCGCGTAAAAAAAGGCACAATTAAGATTGTACCGTGACCACCTATAACTCGGTGGTCACGGTACAAATAGTTATTTTTTTATTATTTTATATAAAAATAATAACCACATATATTTATAATAACATATTCTAAATAAGCTGGAGAATTTGGCATGAGCCACTCAACAAACATTGCGGCACTTCGTAATGATTTGATTATCAAATATAAAAGAAATTATGAATTAAACGATAGTTCTCACCTCATTGAACATTTTCGTAATGTTGAAGATACAGGAAATGAAATAAACGAAGTGCTCGATTTGCATCAAGAACCGCTGCACATAATGCTCGTGGCTTATTTTCATGACTTATTCGCCTGGTCACGTGAAAATCATCATTTACTTGCGCATAAGTGGGTGATGACTACGGAGTGTCCGTTCATTTCTAGATTAACAATCTATGAACGCGAATTTGTTGCAAAGGCGTGTGGCGAACATCGTTCAACTTACGTCGGCAAGTTTTCGTCGACCTTATCAGAACTAATGTCGGCCGCGGACAGAGAGCGTCCCGGAAGTATTCAAAAGCTTTTAGTGCGTTCTATAAATTATCATATTTCCCTTGGAAAAAATAATAAAGATGCTGTAAGGGACGCAATCCGTTATTTAAAAGAAAAATACGGATCAAGAGGTTATGCTCGCTTCCCAGGAATATATGTGCGTGTATATGGCAGACAACTTGCGATTCAACGAACATTGGTTGATCAGCTATAGCGCCGCCCGCTCAGTGTTACAACACTGAGCGGGCAACTAATTCAATTTTTTGAGAATTATTGAATAAAAAAACAGTCACATATAAAAAAATTGAATTACTATCCTTCGATGTTAAAATGTCGAAGTTCACCTATCAACTCGGAGAGCCGCCGTGTCTAATTCACCGATTTTCTTTCTAAACGATCTCCAAGCAATGGAAGCCGATGCGCCATTTCCAGTTTATACAACTGAAGATGAACGATTCCTCAGGTTAACTGGCGGAGGGTATGCCTGCGAATTGAATGGGAGCAAAGCAATCGTCCTGCACAAAAAGCTTCTTGGTAAAGGAAACGCATTCACAGGAGCGTTGCTATGGCACGAAGTTGGCCACTTAGCCCTTGGGCATAAGGCGTCTTCTAATCCATTCAGAGATTGCTTGAACGAGGCCGAAGCCGATTCGGTGGCAGCTTCAAAAGTTGGTTTATGGCCAATCGTATTTCTTGTGGCGACACTTTTAATATGGTCCATTAAAACCTACAGCAGTCAATCTTTAGACTTCATTGCAAATATAACCAAGAATAACTTTGCAATAGGAATATGCACCGCGGCCATAACTGGGCCTGAAATAGCAATAAGGTCTGCATTTACAACTGCTATAATAGCATGCAGATTAGGAACGCTGTTGGTGTTATTGGCCTTAAAAAGGATTAAGGGCTAAAATCGCACTATTTCAGTTTGGCCATAATGGCTTCAGTCCGGCTACGATGGCCGGACTGAAAAATGTTTTTTTTAGATTTTTTTATAGCTATATATACTTATTATGATTGTGGTGTTAAACCTCGTACGAAGACCGCTAGCAGCTTTTGTAAAGTGTTAATCTAATTATGCTTTAGTATTGCGAAAGTCGCCTAAAAAGCATTCTATGCAATTATACAGCTATTTAAAAGAGAACTACATGAACTTTCATGCGTTATCGTTTGATATTAATGTAACAGAGCAAGAAATTCTTGTAGCTGTTAAAATACTTAAAGAAGAAGCCCATAGCTCTATGATCCAAAACTGGCTTAATGAAGTTAGAGGAACCTCAAAGGTACTTTATAATGTTTGGGCAATTACAAAAAAGTTAGAAAGAATTGGTCTTTTGACTTCAGAAAAAGAAATGTTTCAAAATCATACTGGGCCTCGCAGAAGAATGTATAAATTAACAAAACAAGGAGAAATTTATTTAGAAAAGTCTTTTTTGGCTGCGTTGGCATTATGGGGCAGATATGAAGATTCGTTATGTAAAGAAGAGCCACAAAGACATCACCTTATTTCCTATTAAAAAAATAACGATTCAGCAAACTTCTAATTATAAACATTTTTAATATTAATGCACAATAAACGTTTTGACCAATCAAAAGATGCTGCTAAAATTAAAAGAATTAGAGATTACGCCAATTCATTTTCAAAAAATCTACCAAAAGACTTTAAAGATCATGTAAATTTATATCCATTTTTAGTAACAATTGAGCAAATAAAAGAAATGAGGGATTCAGTTTTATTGCATTTAGATTTTTCAATAATTTTTGAAGTAGAGCAGCATCAAATAAATCTCATTATAAGATGCGATAACAATTCTTTTATAAAAAGTGAATGTAAACACCCGGCGTTTTTCAAAGCAAGGATGACTATAGAAAAAAACGAACGCATTATATTTTCAAAATTGGATAGATTTTTTTTGGAGAAGTTTTATAGAAGTATTAAAACAGAAGAAGACGGTTATGGAGGGCCGTTAATGCCGTGCATTGCTTATATTAATTCTTTAATAAATTACGCTAGTAGTAATGTATCTATAAATGCATTTAATGGAAATGTTAGAAAGTTTATATTAAGAACACAACTCGCAACTCACGAAATTGAAGCTAATTGCGCTTTTTATACCTGGGTTCAAACCTTTAACAACACTGAGAAAAAGTAAAATGGGAATTTATATTGCAACGGGTTTTGATCTTGATCCTCCCGATTGTGTAACAAAACTATTTAAGGAGAAAGACCAAGGGGTAATTGGTAATGCAGATGAAATAAAAAAACAAGTTTTTGGAAAAGCCACAATAGCCGTTCCTTTTGATTGCGAAGGAGGAACTCCTTTTACGGTCATCCAAACCACAATGGTTAAAATCACTACCTTAGAAAATAACGAAATAGCAATAGAAATGGCAATTGGAATTATTCGTAAAGATAATAAAAATGATACTGAAACATTTGAAGAATTGCCAGTTTTAATATTAAAAGAAAAAAATAAGTTGCCGCCAGAGCACGTGGTTGATTGGTATTTAGTTCGTTTGAATTAACATTTTACTCAAGAATAACTATATATACTTAATGTAACATAATCTTACTACAATAGTAAGAATGTTTAAATATAATCAAAATATAAGGTACTGAAAATGATTATTTCTGATGAAGATGTATTTGGAAAAAATGAAACAAATGAAGGAATTCAATTTACCAATAAATGGAAAATAATAAGAATACCAGATAGCGAATCATTAATTATTGGAAAACAAAATAACGAAGAGGGGTGTTTTTTATTAAGCCCAAAACTGGGAGAAATTAAGTCTCAATGGGCGTTTGTTTATTACGAGGATGACACCCCTAGCCGAATTTTAGATTTTAAAAATGCAGTTGATAAAGACAAATATAAAATAGAAAAAAATTGGAAACCTGACCCAATGTATTTTATTTTAAAAGACAATGTCAGATATATTTATATGGAGATACTGCAAATATTGGACATAATAGAAGAAGTTAAAAAATTGTTTTAATAATCGGAAATAAAACAAATCAAAAATAAAACGGCCGTTATGCAAATAACGGCCGTTAACTCATTTTTTTATTTAAAATGGCCACATATAAATAAATAGACATAACCTTATCATAACGGTAAAAGTGTCTCAATCTGACTGGAGAAAAACATGACTGATTCCAAATTATTTTTGGGAACCGATAATGTATTTGCGCCGGCGGGCCATAGTGCAGAAGGAGATGAATTTTTTAGAAATTGGAAATATAAATCTATAAGAAATCAGTATGAAATAATAGTTTTCAAAAAAAACAGAAGTCCTGGGTGTTTTGTTTTATCGCCACACTGGCAATCTGGAAATAAAGAAAAAGGAAATTGGCAAATAATCTATTATGAGCATAGCGATCCAGAACTAATTATCAAATATGTAAAGGCCCTGAATAAACGAGCCTTTATGCGGGAATACGATTTTCACCCGGAGCCCTATTATTTTGATGATAACCCAAACTTCGAATACTTCTGCATGGATTTAACCGAGATTTTAAAAGGGCTGGCGTAATGTAAAAGTATCTACGAGAGTGTTTTTAGAGACACTCTCGTAGATAAACATGTTCTAATTTTTTTATTATTTTTTCCATTAAATAATAGTTACATATATATTTAATGACAGCCGGCATTTTTATAGATGCCATTTTTTTAATTGACAGAGAGAGATGCCAAAATGAGCGGATTGCCTGGAGATTGTCGCCGTCTTAATGCCTCGTGCACTGAGCATTGTGAGAACCACCCAGAAATAAAAGCCGAATGGAGAATACAAGGTGACACGGATTCATTCGGAGCCGAGTATTACTACTATTGCTTAGATTGTTACAAAAAAGAAAAGGAATTAATACAAAACGAGGAACCAATGAGGGGAATGTGCGATTGGTGTCATAAAGGAGGGGAACTTCGTTGGCATCGGGATTTGGACGAAGGAATGAGTGGGCCGGTTTACAAAATATGCAAGCCGTGTCTCTCGAAGTACAATGAAAATGAAGAAAAAGAAGCAGAGTTTCTCAGAAAAGAAAACAACGATTATTTTGACGATTAGCTAGAAACAACGTCGCATTTTATTTAAATAGCTTCCATTAATTTGGAAGCTATTTAAATATTTTTTTTAGCATAATAAAAAAAATAACCACATATACTTAATATGAAAGATAATAAACTTCTTATTAAGAGAAAATGAGTTTATGAACTACATCTACAAAACGTATGAAGAAGAAGTAGAAGCCTTTAATGCGTTTTTTGATAAGGTTGTTAAAGAAAAAAAGCGTTTTAAGTTTGAATTAAATTCTGAAAATATAAAAATAGCTACTAATTCAAATCCCTATTACACATTCGCTATTTCTGACAGTAATTGCCATTTAGCTATTTCATTAAAACCTGGAAAAAAAAGCAGAATTTTGCATGAAAATACAGTTTTGCTTTTTGTAAAAAAAGAAACATTTTGGAAAGCCATTGGACTAATCAATTCTCCTTTTGATTGTTTTATAGAAAAACCAGAATTTGGAAAAGCGCTGGCATTAAATTCAGATGGGACGATTTTATTTATTTCTGATCCATCAGTCCTTGGTGGTAAAGGATGTATTTATGTATATGAAAATCAATTTTTATTAGGTTCGGTAAAAGACCCTGTTAACAAAATAACAGGAAAACAAATAGTGGATAATTTAAATAGTTATTTTTGGGAGGCTGATAACTTACAAAATCCAAATTATTCATTAAGTAAATTTGGAAATTTATTAACCATAAATAAATCTGGTAGTAAAATGGTCGCCAGTTGCAATATTGAAGGAGTTGAAAGAATTGTTTATTGTGAATTAAATAATTTATGGAAACCTATTTTTATTAATTATAAATTATATTGTAAAATTTTTGAAATTTCTTTTATTTCAGATGAAGAATATTTAGCTATCAGTTGCCATTCTGCCTTAAGTGATAATTTGATTATTTTAATCTACAAACAAGAAAGAGAATTAGATTCTAAAATTTGGAGAATAAAAAAAACTATCTTAATTGAAAAAATACCTGATGCTTTATAATACTAATGCATTTAATAAAAACAGATTTTAAATAATTCTTTTTAAAGGTTTTTGGTTAGAGGCAAATTTAAAAATGATAGAAAATAATGTTACTTATGACGATGAATTAAAACAATTAACAGAGTATTTTAATAAAGCAATTGAATCAAGAAATGAAATTAACAGTAAAAAAGATTTTTATTTAGATTCTGCCAGAATTAAAAGCTTGACAAGAAGCCATAATTTATTTAAAATTGCTATTTCAGAAAATAATCTTTTTGCCGCAATAGCTTTGAGACCTGAAAAACGTAGTAAATTAATTCATAAAAATACAGTATTGCTATTTTTAAACAGAGATAGCAAGTGGAGCCCAATTAGAATACTATATTGTCCTTCGGCATCCAATGAAAATTCGCTATTTGGATACTCATTAGCATTAAATTCCGATGGTTCTTTATTATTCATTTCCAACCCATCGCATGAACAAAATTCTGGAGCAATCTTTGTTTATAAAAATGCATTTTGCATAGATGGTTCAATTACACCTCCGTCTTATGAATTAACAAAAAAAGAACTTTTTAGTGATAAAAATTTGGAAGAAATAAAATCTATAAATAGCATAGGAAAAATGATCTCAATTGATAAAAACGGAGAAAGCATTGTTTTTAGTTATCAAATAGGTGAAAATATAAAGCTTGCGTATTGTGAAAAAGGAAAAAAACCAGAAACTATTTTTATTGAAAGTCGTTGGTATAAAGATATTTTTTGCATTTTATTTGATAAATCTGGAGTAGAAATCACTATTTGTTGCAAATCTTGTATAAATGATAAACCTAGTATATTGATTTACAATTACTTCTACGATTCAGAATTAGAATCTAATACCTGGGTAAAATCAACAACTGTTAGCCCTTTCCTTTTAAAAGAAAAACCAAAATTTAATATAATCCCAAAAGAATTTTCTAATTACAATTTAGAATATTGTGTTATGTCTTTTAGTTCAGAATGGTACAATTCAATAATCATAATTGCATATGACTACGTAATAAATGAAATTATTTTGGAAGAATCTTACTCAGCTATTATAGAATACAGATCTGATTAATTTACAATAAATTTTTACATAAATAAAATCATAAACAACAAACAACCCGTGTTTTTAACTACCAACCAAGAGCATCGAAAATGGCAACAACAATTTCTGATCTAGTCCAGGCCATGCTGAATTCCGAGTTCAACACTGATTCAAAATCGGTAATCTATAAGCCAGTTGTTAATACAGATCTGACTCCGACATGCCGAATTGCAGACACTGAAAATTTACCGAAAAACAGAATTAAAGTGGAGACAGTGTCAATCAGTGAGTCTTGGTTAAGACTTAAAATAAATGAAAAGGCCGATGAGTATATTGACAAATTATTTTCCGAAACATTTGCAACAGATAAAAAAAATAAAGATTAATTAAACAAACTGCTAATGCCAATATATATTTACTTCTAAAAATCTAACGGCATTGTTGCATGGCGTAGCCGCCATGCAACAATGACATTATTTTTTTAAACTAAAGGCAGTTAATATGAGAGATGAAGGTTAGAATTATGTATCTAAAAGGTGCAGCGTGTTTGAAAAAATTCTTGAAGTAACTACAAATGCTTTTCTTCGTGAATTAGTAACTGAGTTAAAAACTTACGAGGCCATTTCACACGAGGAGTCTTTAATAAAATCCGAGCATTTATTAGATTTATTATTTGAAGGTTCTATAAAGTCAATTGTGTTTACCAAAGGAGCTATATTTACATTACATCCAGATACAAGCCACAGACTAATAGGCAACAGGCTGGTTGCTAATAAATTAGATAGGAATCAACTTATTTCTTTCTTTGAGAATTCTTATTGCATAGCTATAGATGCTATGAAAAAAGAATCAGAAGACAAAATAATTGATGAATTAGTTATATTTAAAAACGACTTACAAAGAGCTGGTTTTTCATTAATCACCAACCACTATCTTTATTAGGTAAAAAGAAATGAAAACTAAGGAAATAGAGTTTATTCCGTGTTCTGAAAATTTTAGAAAAGAACTTTTAAAGATTTTAAAATCTAATAATGAAGACGAATCTAAAATAGAGTCTGGGGGTATTAAGAATCCACATACTAAAAAAACAAATAAAGAAAAAAGGATGTTAATAAGAGCAGAAGCTAAAATACCAGGAGGGCAAATTACAATTTTTGAAGACTATCCTAATTCATTTGATTCATGGATATCCACAGGTAAAGGAATAAAAGATATAGGAAATAGAATGCAGGGGCCATTTAAAGAAGTTTTGAGTCATGTAGAAAGTATTTGGGAGAAAATTTGTAAAGAAGAATCATTTAAGCGAATTGTGAAATTTCGTTATAGTGCATTGGTATGGGAATTAAGCTATTTAGAATATAAGGAAAACAAATGACAGAATTTTTATTTTCTAGAGATGATTCATTTTATCAGCGCCAAATTAATCCTATTAGCGATTATTTGCGCCAATCTGCTTTATATTTACACATTATGACCGGGGATAATATTAATGACTGCATAAATTTTATTAAAAAAACATTGCAGACTGATAAAATAAATGAAACACGAGATCCAGTGGTTGTATATTTTGAAAGACAGCAAAATGGAGATAGAATTAAATCTTATATTCGATTAAGTCAGTATATTAAAGATATTAATAATAGAAATTATATTCTTGCTCCCTCTTTTACCTGTTATTTACCTCCGGAAATTCTTAGATCTCATATGAGCGATTTTGTAGAAAGAAATAAAAACTTACGTGTAAAAGCAAAAAAAGAAGCTTTTATGTATAAAGCTCAGAAAAATATTCCTTTATACATTATAAAGAATAATGAACAAACAAATATGAAACTCAGCAATAATAGTGTATCAGGAGCATTTTGTACAGAAGGGTGTGTTTTACATAATCCAACAGGACATTCTACATTAACTAGCACTACACGCACCGTGAGTTCCATAGGAAATGTAACCAACGAACGGTTAGTGGCAGGAAACCGACATTATTGGTCGCCGGACATTGCTTTATATAACATTCTTTCAATAATAGATAATGCAAATTTTGCTGAACTTGAAGAAGCTATGGAGTTTTTTCAGCTAGCTGCAATAAGTTCAGAAGATGTAATAGAATGCGTCCTTCGTTCATCGTTGTTATATTGGAGAAATGAATTAGAAATACAGAAATTATTACTATTTGTTAAAAAATTAACTCCCATTCAAAAGGCGGCATTTGTTTATACCGGCGATTTATGGCATTTAAGAAAGCATAATTCAGAATTTATTAGAAAATTTCTAACCTCTTTAAGTGAAAAAAGAGTAGAACAAATTGACAATCCTAAAGAAAAAATTAAAAAATTAAGAGACATTGAGTTAAATCTTGCATACCACATTTGCTATGATGAAATAAAAGGGCTTGAAAAAAATAATTTGGATAAATTAGAAGCCGCTGGAGTATTAAATACATTAGTAGCAACTGGATTAAATATTAGAAAAGTTTTTGAAGATTATAGTTTATTTATTAAAGTCTTCTTTTTATCTAAATCTATACCTCCTAGTTTAGCTTATTTAAAAAATATGATTAGAAGGTCTGTGGTTGTAAGCGATACAGACTCAACATGTGCTAGCTACCAGGAATGGATTCAGTGGTATAGAGGAAGTATTATTTTTGATGATTGCTCTATGGCTATATCGGCTGGAGTGATGACATTAGCGGCAGAAACTATTTCCCACACTCTTGCAATATTTTCTGCAAACATGGGGGTTAAAAGATCTTACCTACATGAAATTTCTATGAAAAATGAATTCACATGGGCCATGATGTGCCCAACAAATGTAGCAAAACATTATTACGCTTTAACGGTTGTTCAAGAAGGAAATGTATTTGAAAAACCAGAATTAGAAATTAAAGGAGTCCATCTAAAAAATTCCTCTACTGGAGGAGATATTATTAAAAAAGCAACTAGGCTAATTGAAGAAATTAGTAAAATTGTTGTGGGAGGAAAAAAAATATCATTAATACATTTTTTAAAAGAAACAGCAGAATTAGAAAGAGAAATTGTTAAATCTTTAACTGATGGGGAACTAACTTTTTACAGAAAAGCTTTAATTAAAGACAGGGCTTCCTACAAGTTAGATGATACAAAATCTCCATATCAAGCATATCATTTTTGGAGAGAAATATTTGAAGAAAAGTATGGGTTAATCAGCCCTCCTCCTTATTCCGTTATCAAATTGCCAACAAACATTATTAATAAAACGGCATTAGCTAATTGGTTTTTAAGCATGAAAGATGCTTCAGTAGCTGAAAAAGCTAAAAATTGGTGCATTAAATTTAACAAAGTGTCTTTACCTACTTTTTATATATCAGTTGACTTTATTAAAGGAAATGGATTAATTGAAGAATTTAAATCTGTTCTAGATACAAAGCGCGTTGTTTTAGATTTAATGAAAGCCCATTATATTATACTTGAGTCAATTGGTTTTTATAAAAGAAACGACTCAACATTAACTGAACTAGGTTATTAAATCCCTGTATTAAATTGCGATTTGATAAATCTGGTATAGGATTCGGTGTCGTTCATGAATGCGACTTTTCTCCATACCTCCTGCAAATAAGTTCCGTATAATTCTTCAGAATCCGCCATTGAGTCTAAAACATTTTTAAACGATCCTAGTTCTTGTCCTCCCTGTAAAAAAGCTTTATCAACTAAAATAATTAATTTTGTATAAATATATGACTTTATAGCATATTCGCACAATTTTGCAAAATTATAATAGCTGCGCGGGCTAATGTTATTAAGATTTTCTTCATTTCCTAGTATGCATCTTAAGAAATATGCAGCTCCAGCGCGAAAAACATCTCTAAAATAAACCGTATTTTCTCCTATTAATTCAACATACCCTGTTGAAATAAACGGTATGTCACTAACTGCGTCCGATACATGTTGAGCGGCAGTCATTACTGAATTAACACCATAGGAGTTAAACACACTATAGTTAATTCCTGCTCCTCCATAACCGCTCGCGTATGGCAAATAAGTCATTGATAACGCCGATATAATTGATCTGTTTCCAGTAAGTTCTTTCGGAATTGTATAAACAACCATGGATTGGTCTGCTTCCAATGGGGTCAAACCGGAAACAGGTATCATAACCATCCGGCCTCCAACATTGTCGCAGTCTACCAATACACGAGGCCGAATTACTTTTGATAAAATTTTTTCATCAAGCCCAATTGTTGATTCTCTCCAACTTCCGTTATTGCTTCTGAATGCTGCTTCTAATATTTCTCTGGGAATAGTAAACTTTATTTCGGCAACAGCCTTCGATAATATATTCATTTTTGCTCCAGTAACTACGGCACAAAACCATTTAATTCATATAATGTGCCGCCACTTTTTACAAAGGGTTTTTTCATGAAACTTAAAAAAGGACAACTTATTGTTATAGAAGGGGCTGACGGGTCTGGAAAAGAAACTCAGTCGCTTTTATTAAAAGAAGCACTCGACGGGTTTGGGCATAAATGCGTTATTTATTCATTCCCTAGATATAATACTCCGACTGGAAAAGAAATAAAAAAAATATTAACGACTAAGTCTGAAAATTTATTTACAAAAATTGCATTATTTGCCAATGATCGTTTAGCTGCCAGGGATGAAATGTATAATGATTTAATTGATGGAAAAATTGTTATATGCGATAGATACATTACCTCTATGATTGCATACGGCTCTGCTGAAGCAAAGCTTTGGTCAAACAAAGTCCCTATTGTGTCTGATAAAATATCTGGAATTGTAGCAAGTCACATTACTACATTAGAAATGGTTCAAAACGCTATGCCTGTAGCCGATATTCAATTTTTCCTATCCGTGCCAATAGAAATCTTAAGGCAATTACTTGCTAGCAGAAGCAATTTGCAAAATGCCGGATCTATTCCGCTCGATGAATATGAAAAAAACATAGCTTTACAAGAAGAATCTTTATCTTTATATAAGTCAATTAATAGCCACAACACATATGCAATAGCAGAAATTCATTCGGAAATTGAGTGTTACGACGAAAAAAATAAAAAACTAAAAAGCGCTATTTCAATAAGGGATTTAATTATTTCTGATTTATTAAAAAATCATATTATTCAAAAATAGTTATTCTAAATTAATATAGTTCTATATATTAATTTTGCAATGATGTGAATTAATCGTTGTTTAAACTTCAAACTAACAAAGTAGGCTAAAATATATGAACGTTCAAGCAAAAAAATTAACCCCCAATCAAAAATATGTATATCAGGCGGTAGAAGAAATAGGAAATAGTCAAATCTCTGATCCAAATTGCAAGGAAATATTACAAAAAACAGAAACATTAAAAGGCTCAAAAATATCGTTGCCTACAATTTATTCCGTCCTAAATCATCTACAGGAAACTGGTTTAATTAACTTAACCCAACACAGTCCAATAAAAACGTATAGGGTTAAAAAAGAAAAACCAAATTTTGATGTTGAAAAAACCGATTCTCATAAAGAAATCGACCCAAATGAAAATGGCATTGAAATTTTTGTTGATCAAGCAATTGACGATAGCGCAATAGAAATGATGAAAGGTTCGTGCACAAGTAATGAAATTGTAGGGTATTCTCAAAGAAAAACGTGGTCGCATAATGCCCAAAATTTCAAAATTGCTAATGAATTAGAGAGAATCAAAAAGCTGGGTTTTATACCCGAAGAAACAGACGATAGAACATGCGTGTTTCGCCCAGAAGAAGAATACTGGGATAATAAAAAGTCGTCTAATGTTGCTAACAACGACGAAATTCTTGTGTTTAGTGATAGACACATATCGCGCCATTATTGATGAGAGTAAATCTGAATGAAATAAAAAAAATAGCAAAACTTATTGAAACCACTTTAAGTTCCAAAGTAATAAAAATAACAACATTCGATGACTGCCGCATAACAAAAGAAGTAGTTGATAAAAGACACTCTTTGAATTATGTGCCAGCGCTCGTCAATAAAGACGAAAATCGAATGACAAATGTAATTTATTATCCTGGAATTTTAAATGTAACATTTTTCTGCGGAGAGTTATTTATATTAACGGGAGGTGACCTAGTTTTTCCAATTAAAAAAGATAAAATCGTAATAGGTTTACGTTTACTAATTAGGCAGCCGGAAAATCGAAGCTTTGCTTTGATAAACGCCTAATTGCTAGATGCCAAGGACGGCGTCTTTAGTAAAAAAACATTAACTATTTTTTTTAACCAAAAATAAAAAATGCCGAGGTAACCTTGATAAACAAAGTTAATAAAGATTTATTATCTATAAAAGAAGGAATAATTGTTCACGGTTGCAATGCCCAAGGTGTTATGGGAGCTGGAATAGCTTTACAATTAAGAAAACGCTATCCTAGGATATTTATAGACTATATAAATTTAATTAATAGAACTAATAAAAATGAACGCCATAGATTATTAGGGTTAGTGCTATGGACAAAAATCACACCAAAATTCTACATAGCAAATGCCATCACACAGGAGTTTTATGGAAGGGCCGAAGGCAAAAGATATGTTTCTTATGACGCAATTGAAATGGCCTTTAAAACCGCCTCAGACATGGCGTTAATTTTAGACCTTCCGTTATATTTTCACAAAATAGGAGCATCATTAGGAGGAGGTAATTGGGCAATTATAGAAAACATTATTGAAAATAGCGTTCCGTCCAATGTAGAAATGACTCTTTGTGTGCTTTGGTAAATTTTTATGATAAACAAAGAACCTACCTTAATTTACAAGGCGTACGCTGGAATCGGAAGCAAAAAAACTCCGCAGCGTTTTTTATTTTTAATGGAAGACATTGCAAAAGATCTTTTCCATAGAGGTTTTACTTTGCGATCAGGAGGAGCCGAAGGAGCAGATTCTGCGTTTGAAAAAGGGTCGCAAAGATCAGAAATTTTTTTACCTTGGCCAAAGTTTAGAGATAATGAAAGCACATTTGTTAAACCAACTTCAGAAGCATATAAACTTTCTTCAAAATTTCATCCGGTATGGGACAGATTGTCCGCTCCGGTAAAATCTTTAATGGCCAGAAATGCACACCAAGTTTTAGGTTACGATTTAAAAACTCCATCAAAGTTTATAGTTTGCTGGACACAAGACGGATGTGAAGATAAAAAAGACAGAACTGCAAGAACTGGAGGCACAGGGCTTGCAATTGCAATTGCGTCCTATTTTTCAATACCTATTTTTAATCTACAAAATCCAAATTCTATAACTGTTTTTTATGATAGATTTTTAGGAGGAGATATTTAAAAACGATTAAAAAAACAGTTATATATACTTTTTTTGATTCATCAATTGTTATTAATAACGAGGCGTCAATTATGAAACACGATCGTCATGGTTTATCAAACCACCCTCTCTACCACATATGGGCAAGCATGATGGGGTCTTGTTATAATAAAGACAAACCATCCTACAATAGCTGTGGTAAAATCGGAATAACAGTATGTAAAGAATGGCGCGAAATTGAAAATTTTATAAGGGACATGGGAAGAAAACCAATAAACACATGCCTATCAAGGCATGATTCAAATAAAAATTTCTCTAAAGAAAATTGCTATTGGAAAAGCAGAGTAAAAATGACAAGTGATTTAGTCATTTTTATTTTGAAAGAATATTATTTAGAAGAGCGCCCGCTAAAAGAAGTAGTGCAAGAATCTGGAGCTTCCATAACCGCTGTAATGGCGGTGATAAAAGTTCATGAACATAGCTGGGGGACAGTAATCGAAGATTGCGTCTAATAGTAAAAAAGCAGACAAAAAGCAAATGGCCAAAGAAAAAAAAACCAAGCTTGAAAAAGATTTAAAAATAATTAAAGACGAAATTGATGAAAACGCCTTTGTTACAGTGCATTCAAATGATAAAGCGTCTATTCAAACGGAGCATGGAATTATTAACTATGAATTGCAGGAAGCTGGAAATACAATTTATATTTTGGAAACTAAAGAAAAAGCAAAGGTAACGCTTCACAGTTTTCAAAAGGTAATGGAATGCCTAACGGCCGCCGTTATAATGAAATAACGGCTAATACAACCTCACCTATAGAGAACATCATGCAGAAAATCAACCCAGAACAGACCCAGCGCTCTTTTGTCAAAGAAACGCTAGATTTGTTAGCCAGAATAAGGCATAACTTTGATAAAGAGGCGACTGTCAAGGAAGCCGGACTGTGTTTGGAAATTAAATTTGATCGAATAATAATAACATGCCGAGAAGACGGCGGGTGCTCAGTGCAAAGAAAAGATGAACGGCCAGGAAGGTTGAATGAATTTCACGATAAGGACAGGTTAATCGAATATCTATTAAACGCTTACTGAATAGCGGTATAGCTTTAGGGCGCTCCTACAAAAGCGCCCTAAAGATAATGTTTTTTTTAATTAACAGCCAGCAATTCTTTAATTAAACTTTCAACATTATATAAAATATCAGATGAAATCATTGAAGGCCATTGATTTTCAATACTAATAATTCTTAAAGTTCTTTTTAATCTAACAATTTCATCTCTATTTGTAACTATAGCGTTTTTTCCACCAATGTCTATTAAAAATTTAATTATGGATAACCTACTTATAATTAATAACCAATAAATTTGTCTTGTTGGAGCTATTTCCGGCAACATTAAAGTAGTTTGAGCATTTTCTTTTGTTATACAAGGAATTTGTTGCAACATTGCTTCATATCGCATTTTTTTATTTTCAATATGTTTAATAACTTTACCTAATAAAGAATCAATTTTCAATTGATAATTGTCAATAGGAAACGGATAACGAAATAAAGCGGCTCCCATTGGGGCACCGTAAAATAAATTCATCAATCTATTAATAATAACTATGTCTGTTTGTTGATATAACATATTTGGCAATACGTATTTTCTAATAAATAAAGGAGCAGAAAACGAAGCGTCATTCCTTTGTTGAATTTTGTCTTGTTCGATTAAAAAACAACGGTATTGAAAAACCAGCAATACAATGTCTATTGAAAAAATCGAAATTCCTTCCTCCGTATTTACTTTTTTACCAATAGGCTGTAGCAAAGACATATTGGATAATGGATGTAATAAAATAGAAACTGGGGAAAGCTGTTTCCATTTGTTTATAAATTTTTCAGGCCATTCTTTGAAAGACGAATGAAGAATAAACTCATCGCTAGATTCTCCATAAAAAGGCCCATTAAACAATTTGCCGGCCGATAATGGAGAAGAAATATTCATTGCTCTAGCAACCGCGTCACTTCGAGAATATACAGCCTCAATAGCTATTTCCAAAGGAGTGTTTCTAGATACACTGGCATTTGTTAAAATTTTAGATAATAAATGAGACATTGGTAATGAAAAATTTCTTTCTTGATAATAGCTAATTATTTTTATCAACTCTTGTCTATAACTTCTTTGTAAAAAGTTAAACTCTGGAGGAATTGTTTTTGGATATTGAATTTTACTTTGCGTTTCAAAAAGGTTGTACATTTATTATTTCCATTATAAAAGGTTGAAAGTAAAAAACGCCTCCAATAAAAAAACAGTTATATATACTTTATAAAATACATAAATAATATTATCGTTTTTAAGAAAGGCCAAAAAAGTGGACAATAGTTTAGTAGATAACTTTAAATCTATATGCAAAAAAGGAATTCACGATTATCAATTGCCGATAGAAATAATCGAAGGAGTTCCAAATGCAGAAGACAAAAATCTAATAGCTTATTTAAAAAAAACACACGATGTTGTTAAAACAGATTGTCTTACTTTTGATTACAGATATACAATATCCAATTTCCGTAGGCAATTTTTAATCATAAGTTATAGAGGCGGTTATTTAGCTATAATATTTGAAAGATATGCTGATTTTCCAGAAATCTTGGAAGTTGTAATAAATGAAAAAATGAGAGAACATTTACTTAAATGCGGAATTTCTATAATTGAAAAAACTATTAAAATCGAAATATTAACAGCTCTAATGAATCTTAAAATTGATCCTAGTGAAATAAATCAAAAAAACGAAACGCCAACATTGCCATTGAAACCAGGACTTCAAACGACAACCGCCTAATTGCATTTAAATAAAAAAATACTTCGATGGTTTATTAATTGGTAGGAAATGCCGCCTCGTCTAGGACAGGCGGGAGTTTACTATTATTTTGAAACAACGAGTTATTAATCGTGTGCATAAAGCACACCTTCTTTTTAAACACATCCTGTCTTAAAAACAGGATGTGTTTAAACTCCTGGAGCATAAAATGGCAGTTAATGACGCTTTTACTTCCCAACAACCTAATTCTAATCAGACTCCTAATTCTTCTGTTCCGCCTGTCACGAATGTATCTTCGTCTGGCCCAACCTGGTCTCTGACCGGGTCTGGATTGTTCGGCGCTCCGATTTCTGGGGCCGTGGGGTCTGAACTTCTAACGAAGATCAGAGATAAACTCGAAGAAGTCTATAAGACCGCACATCCAGATGCAGAAATTACACTCATATGTCTCGATAGAGAAAACATTAAAAAACTGGCATTTTCCGCAATTGTGGTTTGCATTCGTATGAGGTCTGCACCAACTCAAGGCGCAGCTTGGCATGTCCTTATCATTGAAGCAACCGGAGAAAAAATTCCTCCGGTGTACGAAACATTTAATAACCAACAAATTGAAATATACAGAGTTACGGGCGAAGCTCTCGATCGGGAATTGATTGAGGTGGCTTCTCAAGCCGTATCGAGAATCTATCCCAATACTCCATCCTATATGGTGGATGGGTGCGTTGTCCCCAGGGAATTCAATCCGGAAGACAAAACGTCGGTGCATTATTTGGCTTTGAATGCCGGCTTGGCCGCTGGAAACGAATTGGAATTCCACAAACCTGATTTTGTGGATATGAATTTGGCAACTGTTAGCGGCCGCGATGCCAATCTGGTTGTAAATATTGCATTTAACCGCCAACAAATTGCCGATGCTTGCGGGTCGCCAATGAGAAGCGATGTTTTGGTGCAGTTTACTTCTCAAGCCGCCAGAGGAGAAATGAATCGCCAAGTGTCAATAAATTCCGGGGCCAGAGAAAGCGTCATTAGCTCGATGTCGGCATTCATTGATTTAATATATATTCAAAATCGCGCATTGCAGGGGTTCCAAGGTCGTTTCCAGGCAATGAACGGCTATCCTCAGCAAAATCAAATGCCGTCTTATTTTTATGCTCCTCGTATGGTAATTACCAATATTGCTAGCAGCGCATCTTATACTCTTGGAAGCGTGCTTTTAACTCTTTCGACAGCATTGGCTGCGCGAGAAAATAACAATTGGATACAATCTTTTAGGCCGACAATGACCAGCGGAGACGGTTTTGATCCGCATGACATTGGAGCGCTCAACATAGACGCCAATTTGAAAGGGGAGCCAGGGCTGTTTGGAACAAGAGTCGATGTCAAAAATGACAAGTTTAAAATGGAAGAATTAGGGCAATACATTGGAGCGCTGATTCAGCCCGGCTTGATCGTTTCTCTCGATGTCCCAGAATGCGGCCCTCAAACCTGGTATTCGTCAGTATTCTTGGCTGCGTCAATTGGAAAAGATCCGCATCCAGCGTACATGGCCATTTATAATGCAGCAAACACATTGACAAACGGTCATTTCTCAAGATATTTTGCAGAAGGAATGCCTATTTTTACCGATATTGGAAACAGAGTGCATCTTGGGCATTGGACAGATCGGTCAGGTCAGAAAAGAGACTTGAGAGATTTTGATTATTTGGCTGTCGTGAATTATTTTGGCGAAACGTCTCCAACTTTCATCAGAGATTGGTCGGACACATGGGTGCCAGAATGCGGGCCGCTTAATGTTCGATTGGCTCAAAGAAAAAGAATGCTTTTGGGGTTATCTGGCGATTCTGCGGAATTTACTGGATTTGCTCAAAGAATCACATTTACATCGGCATTTATGGACGCATTAGGCAAAAGCGTAAGAGACGCTAACCCAAATGTCAGAATAATGACACCATTGAATACTAGCGATTTCAACAATCAGCGCGGCGTGGCAAACTTTGTCAACTCGGCGCTAATTGCTCCTGGCCAAGGATTCTTTAATCCCGGTGGGGCATTTGGGCAACCTAATTTCACACCAGGAATGTTTGTTGGCAATAATCGTCAATGGCGCCAGTAATATAATATAGCAATATTTTGTAATAATTAAAATTGTATCAATATTTAAAAAGGTGCTAAAATGCCGCCGCAATAAAAAACATTTTAGAGCCTAAGTGCTCGCCTAAAGGCAGCTTCGATAATATATCTCCAAAACAATGCCGTTAAATAGGTGCTAAAAATGCCGCCCCAGTAAGAATATCATTTTAGAGTCCATAGCGCATAGATCGCTAACATGCTGCGATAGATACGTAAAGCCTGACCTCTTCGCAGTTTCTGTTCTCCAAAATTAAATTAGTAATAAATAGGTGCTAATAATGCCGCCGAAGTAAAAAAACATTTTAGAGCCTAAGTGCTCGCTAAAAGGCCGCAAAAAGCAAACGGCGTTGCCGCTAAAAGCAGCTATCTTTAAAAATAGCGACTTAAGCACGCAAGCCAATGCTCATAGCGAAAAATCCCATACCTAAAAATATAGATAACTAGTTATAAATAGGTGCTAACAATGCCGCCGGAGTAAGAACACATCAGAGACCAGAAGCGGCTAGACTAAAAGGCCCTTATGTCTCAACACCCTGATAATTTGCCTCTAAAAAGCCATTAGTTATAAGTAGGTGCTAACAATGCCGCCGAAGTAAAAACACATTAGAGACCAGAAGCGGCTAGACTAAAAGGCCCTTATGTCTCAACACCCTTATAAATGAAAAAGCCAAAAAAACATTAGTTATAAGTAGGTGCTAACAATGCCGCCGGAGTAAAAAACATTTTGGAGCCTCACTAGGTCCGGTTGGATACCGAGTGAGAGACTAGGACGGGTGCGTTATCAGCATTGCTAAGAGAAGCCGCCCTTATTGGCCGGCGCTCAAAATACCAGCAAACCGCCTCTCCTAAATGAATGCCAAAACATTAAAAATGCCATTAAGTAGGTGCTAACAATGCCGCCGGAGTAAAAAGCTCATTTTTAGTAAAAATAAATAACCAAATATAGATAGGTGCCAACTATGCCGCCCCAGTAAAATATTAGCCACCATTAGAATAAAAAACCTACTACTAGACACCTGGCGCTGCTATTAAAAAAGCAGTTGCCGGTGTCTTTTTTTTAAAAGTTTTTTTAGGAGTTTTAAATTAATGCCAGTTTATCAAAAGTTAATAAATTTTGATGAAATGGTTTCGCAATTAAAAAATTCACCAATAATTTTGAATAATTTATTAGATTCTTCTTTAGATGAAAAAGATGTAATAGACGGATTTGTTCGTGTGCGTTTTACTGGAGATACATTAAGTGCGCTTCCTTCATGCAATTGTGGAAAATTAAGCGGGGGGTATTCAATCGGGCAGCACTGTAGAGAATGCTATAGCGATGTTAAACCAATTATTGCTGGAGAAATAGATCCATTAATTTGGTTTAAAGCTCCAGAAGGAATAATTGCTTTAATAAATCCTACAGTTTGGATAATGTTAGAAGACAGATTATGCGTAAATGGATTTAGCATTCTGCAATGGATATGCGATACGTCTTATAGATCGAACATTAAAAAACCAAAAATAATTGATGAATTAATCGCCTTAGATATAAAACGAGGATATAATAATTTTGTAACAAATTTTTTAGAAATAATATCTTTTTTATTTCAACTAAAAGCATTTCGTCTAAAAGGAAAAAAACGAGATTATCTGTATGATTTAATTATATATAACATGAATTGTGTATTTAGCCAATATATACCAATGCCAAATCGGGCTTTACTTATTATTCAAAAAACAAATTTAGGAGTGTATATAGATAAAGGAATACTAATTGCAATGGATGCAATTAGATTAATGACTGGAGTAGATTTGGACTCTAGAAAAAAATTAACAGAAAAAGAAAATAGAACGGTAAAAGCCATATCAAAATTAGCATCTTATTATGAGTATTTTCATAAAGAAAAATTATCAACAAAACTAGGAATACTTAGAAAGCATATATTTGGATCAAGAGCCCATTTTAGTTTTAGAACAGTAGTAACGTCTATTACAAAACCACATTTTTATGACGAAATTCATATCCCATGGGGTGTGGGGGCAACTGTTTTTAGACCGCACTTAATGAATAAATTATTAAAATTAGGCTATAACTATAATCAAGCCATTGGTTTTCTATATGCGCATGTAACTGAATATCATCCACTTTTAGATGATCTTTTTAAAGAATTAATTTCTGAATCTGAAGTTGGAAGAATACCTTGCATTGTTCAACGTAATCCTTCTCTATTGCAAGGATCAGCTCAATTAGTAGGAATATCTAAAGTAAAAACCGACCCAGGAGATTTAACTGTAGGAATATCCATTTTAATCATAAGAGCACCAAATGGAGATTTTGATGGAGATTCTTATAACTTCACACTAGCCATTGATAACAAAATGCGGGAACTATGGTATAATTTATCTCCGCATAAAAACATTATGACATTGGACTCACCAAGACAATTCTCTAGAAACATAAGTATGCCAAAAACCGTAATAGCAACATTTGCTAATTGGCTTTCTGATTCACAGCCCAGAATTGTAACAGAAGACACAATCAATAAATTCTTATTGCTTGAAGAAGCATAACCAACGAGGTGTACCATGAACCCATTAATGATATTTACTAGCATGTGCTCGGCGGCAATTAACGCTGTCATTGATTTAATAAGAATAATTTTACGCGCATTTCGAACGCTAATGCGTGTAAGATTTTGGTATAATAAAAAACTATGGGAGAAAGAACAACGTGTTTATTTTTTAAATATTAAAATTGGTCACTGGGCGTGTTGTAAATCGTGCGGTGGGTATAGATATCTAAGAGACGAGTATGAATATGTATGGAGCGATATATTTAACGATTGGAGATATGAACCAACTGAATGTCGAGATTGTTCAAAAATACCTGTTTTTATAATTATAGAGCCACTGGAATTATGTAATTGGCTTATAAATGTAATAAGGTATCACTATTATTGGAAGTTTTTAGACTATATAACAGACTATATAGAAAAACGAGAATTACATCCCAGAATGGCTGTTTATAATATAAAAACTGGAACATTTTATGAAAACACAATTCACTTTTTTCCGGATAAGGTGTATAATGATTTAGAACAAATTCGATTAGAAAGCTTTCGTAAAGATCCCGATACATATCACGATTTTATTGTTAAGGAGTATGATCAAGCGCCATTACCAAACTATTTCCTTCATTAGGTGCCTTATGAGCTTTTCAGATCGAATAAAGTGGCTAGTCGCTAAAAAAGAAATGGAAGAACTTGAAAGATGGAGAACATGGAGCGCAGAGCATCGTCAATGGCTAACAGAATTTCCAGATATTGCGGATACGCTGGATAACGTTTCTGCTATGGCTAATGGAAAAAATTGCATTGACGTAACTACATTACGCGATAGATTTAGAAGTCGCCGCAAATAATTTTAACTGGTTAGACTTTATCCAAGTAATGCTTTGGATAAAGTCTAACTGAGTGGCTTTTAATTTTTTAATTTTTAATGGGCATATATACTTTATAAGCATTAGCAAAAAAAGAGAATCCTTATGAAAGACGATGCGATAGTAGTAAAACTAAACTACGGGTTTATGGAAACATTTGGAGGAAATTCATTAATTGGAAAGATATTTAAAGAAAATCCAGAATGGAAATTAAACAATGCGGAAAAAACCATTATTTTACAACTTCCGGTTCCTACAATAGAATGGCTAGAAAAAAATAAAGCCCCTCATTTAAGCTTAGTTTCTTCGTCTTTTCCTATTTGTTTTTTAGAAGACATTATTTGTTTACAAGGCCATGGACATCGTATTTTGATTAAAGAAGTAATAGAAGATCCAAAAGAGAATTAATATGAATATTATAACAGGAGGGGTAAACGCATTTGATAGTGTAATATATCCAGAACTAAGTTCTGTAAATAGATCATACATTGAAAGACAATTTCAAAATTTTAACGACACTCTTAATGATGTGGGCAGAAGGTTTATTGAGGGAGCTAAACACGTCTATCAAGAAATGACAAGCAGTGAAGCAGCTATGGCGGCCAGAGCTGCCATACAGTCGGCTAAAGGACTTTCCCATCCAAATCAAATAAGGGCACTAAATGAATTAAAGGATATTCAAACTGCGTCTCCAGTCATGCAGAGATGGATTATGGCGGCCCCAGAACTAAGGGAATTATACGATGATCAAATATGTTATGGATATGCGGATACTTATTTAAATACCTTTCCAAAAGACCATGGAAAGTACCATTATGATTATAGACTAGTTATGGATGGCGTAATTCAAGAAACAGAAGACGAAGGTTGGTTTGTTAATTTTTATCCGGACGAATTAATGGAAAATGATTTACCATTAACAATTGGAAATAAGTATGATATATTAAGTACATGGGATGTAATAAAAGGCTTTATTAAAGCAGGAGAAGATCCTACAAATCCATTTGGCGGTTCTCTTTAAATATACGTCTATTAACAATAATGCAATTCTTACCATTTTTAAATATGGTAAGAATTGCATTTAGAAAAGGTTTTTAAACAAAGGCAAAAAATGAAGACTTTGAAAACTTTTTTTCCAACCCTGTCTGAAGATGGATGGGTCGTAGATAGCTCAGTTATTGTAGATTACATGTTTAGTCATTTTTTTCTATCGGATTACAGCCAAAGCCAGTTGTATACTGGCCACATAACTTCTTTTTCATGGATACTCCAAGAGCATAGAGGCAATATGCTTGAAATAATAGCAAGCCTAACACAATCGCTAAACACATATTTTAGAAGATATTTTCCTTATGTAGATCTTGAAATAACAGAATCAACAAAAGACTCAAATAGCAATAATGCCGCAATTACTTTATTTTTAAAAATAGTTGATAACGAAGGAAAAGCAGTTAACCTAGGAAGATTAGTCAACTTAATGAATTCAAAACTTAATTCAATAGTAAAGCTATCAAACGACGGAACACCCATAGGCACTTAAATGGCTAGTCAAGAAGAGCAAAAAACAATAGCAAGAGAAACTATTCAATTAACAACTACCCAAAAAGAAAAACAGCTAAAAGAACAAATAGAGGAAATTTATTTAGAATTAGCTTCTGAAGATGAGATAATTTATCATCAATTGCCAGAAAACTTATTTGTATCAGAATTTTTGCCTTATTTTTGTGGGGAAATGCCTATTGGGGAAAATAATGAATTATATTTGCAATGGATAGCAATAGCCGGATCTCCAATGAGAGAAGTATCAATCATTGATTTAAATGGAGATTTTTTATTTAATGTTCCTCCGCTATTTGATACATCTTTAATAAATATTGAAAATAAACTAGACTCTGATTCTTTTTCTGAATTATTATCTCTTTATCAATTAAAAGCGAGCATTACTCCGTCTTTAGGGCAGGAGTTTGTTAATACAAAAATTGCAGACAAAGTAGATGCTATATTTAGTAAGGGTTCTAGACAAAAAGAATACTCTGATAGATGGAATGAAATTTTTATAAGGTATAATAAAGTATCAAAAAAACTCGAAAAAAAAGAAATATTAAATTCTCCTGAAGATTTAATATATGACGACGATGGCGACGAGGTTTAAAATTTATTAAATGATAAAAAAACCTATTAACTATCTGGTAATTTCGGATATACATTTAGGATCTTGTCAAAATAAAGCTTCTCAAATTATAAAAAATTTATTACTTTATTTTGACAATTATCAAAACACACATAAATTAGATATTCTATTTTTAGCTGGAGATGTTTTTGAAAGGCTATTGGAGTTTCCGTCTCCAGATAGCACTGAAATAATATTCTGGGTACATCGAATAATTTCTTTTTGTAGAGAATATTCTATTAAATTACGAGTGCTCGAAGGAACTCCTAGCCACGATTGGAAACAATCGAAGATTTTTGAAACAATAAATTTACTTAGTCCAGTTCAAGCCGATGTTCGCTATATCGATAAACTTTCAATTGAACATATGCCAGATTTTAATTTATACATAATTTACGTTCCGGACGAATGGTCAGAATCTTCGGAAGAAACATTTCAACAAGCAAAAAAACAATTAGCTGATTTTGGAATAACGCATGCAGACATTGCCATAATGCATGGTTTATTCACATACCAACTTCCATTTGCTAGCGTAAAAAACTTTGCGCATTCAGAAACACAATGGCTGTCTATAGTAAAGTATTTTATTTCAATTGGCCACATTCATACTTTTAGTGTTTTTGATAGAATTGTTGCACAAGGATCTATTGACAGACACGCTCATGGAGAAGAAGAACCAAAAGGAGGAGTGCTTTTTAATATTCATCCAACCGAATTATCGAGATTTAGATTTATTGAAAACAAATGTGCCGCAATATTCAAAACAATAAATATTAAAGTAGAAACAATAGAAGAAGTTATCTCTTTAATAAGTAAAAAGACCCAAAAATGGCCAAAAAATTCTAATTGCCGTCTTCGTGCAAAAAAAGGACATATAATTTTTTCATCGTTTGAAGAATTAAAAAAACGATTTATCGATATTAAACTAACTAAAGATGTTAAAAATACGAATAGCGACATTTCAACTAATTTATTACAAAATAATTTTTACGAAGCTTTCACAATTACAAAAGAAAACATCATTAGTTTGTTAATCGAACCTATTACAAAAAAGAAAGTTTATTCGATCGAGGAAAGTGAAATGCTTTTAGCCCAACTAAAAGAAGTTATCTAAATATAATGACAAAAATTTTAGTAGAAAAAGCAATTAATCCAGACGAAGATGGGCTCTGTCACATTAACATATATTCACAAGGGAAAACCCTGCTTGGCCGGCTACTATCAAATTTTGCAATAACACCAATAACCCATCCTTTATATGGAAAATTTTTATGCCTAGAGGGGTATTGGCATTACTTAGCCACTGGATGCTGTCATGATGAATTTAAAATCCTTACAGGGCATCAGGCAAAGTCTAAATCAAAAATAATAAAAAAAGTTCATCTAGATGATTTTGAAAAAAAATTTAAAGAAGGGTTAGATTTAAAACTTAAATGCCATCGTAATATCTATCAATCTTTAATCCTTAGTTATTTGCCTTTTGCTCATTATTATGTATATGGTTTTGGGTCCTGTCAAAAAGTAATAGACCTTTCTAAAAAGTATGCTTGGTTAATTTCATATTTTGAAGATTACCGAAAATTAATCCAGGAAGCAGATCCAGAATGTCAATTTTAGCCAAAAGGGCTATTTCAGCTTTTCCTTTATCCATCGGAACGTCTTTAGCTCTGGAAACTATATTTAAGGGAAGGTTGGCTCCTTATGACCCATTAAGAATAATTCCAGCACAGCCGCCAGACGTTAAATATGACGAAGTGTGGATTAATATTAGCACTATTTTAAGAAACATGATAGCCAGTTTAGATAAAAATCAATATGTTTTAGTAACAGAACAAGAATATGTTTCTGAAATTTATCAAGAAATGGTTATAATAAAATCCCTATTTGAAATAGAAGGCCGTAATAAAAATAAAGTTACTTTTTATCAATGCGGTTATAGCAGCGTTTGGAATAAACAACACCCGTTAGAGGTAGAGCTGCGTTTAGCCAATACTCCTGCTAAATTAGAAATGTCTCAAAAAGTCAATAGAATATTAGAATTATGTAAGCAAAAACTCTTACACGATATTTCGTGGTTTCCAGATACTTATAATCAGCGTTCTATGTTAAAAGGATTAATGCTTACTCATATTCCTTACGATCTTTTAAGCTGGCCTTACTTTAAATCGTTAGCGTTATTGGAAAGCTATACAGGAGTTTTAAAATTAAGAAATTTATGGTATACAAAATATTACTCTGTTCCTAATCAAACTCTTAATTCATTGCCTTTTGATAGAAAGTTGTTAAAAATATTTGGAGACCATATAACATTTGCGCCAATGTCGCTAGCATTAAGAAAGCAAATTTTGGAAATTGCTACTAATCGAAAATGGACTCCGATGACAACAATGGATAAAATTAATTACACATTAAGACAGGACTTTCCTTCGGCTACGTTTTTAGAAATGTTCCAAAAACTGTAAGAAATAAAATGCATAAAAGGTTTGAAGAAAGAATTTTTGCTAACGAAATCGAAGGAGAAGCTAGCAGAATTTTAGAAATATTAGAAACACTAAAAAGATTTTTTAACAAGGGCATTAAACTTATAATAAAATCGCAACCTGCTATTTATGAAACTATAGACGCCGTATGCTCAATGCATTCTTCTTGGCGTTCTTGTATTGATGTAAAAGTTGATTTTTCATTATCAGAAGAAACTTTTAAATTTTCATATAAACTTGAATTTATATTTAAACGAAGTGCGATTATAGAAAATTCAAAAAATCTAACATTTTTTACAATTAACGCTTTTTCAAAGCCCGTAGAAACTTTAATACCGTCTTACTGTAGCCAAGATACAGCTAAGAACTTTTTCAATTCACTTAAATTTGATAGCGAAGATAGCGATTCTACATTAATATATCCAATAATTGTATATTTACGAGAAATTCTGCCTATATGCAGTTGCGATATAGTTGGTAGCTTCTTAGAAGGAGATCAACGTAAGTTTGTTTTGCAAACATCTACAGAACAACATGAAATCGTTTTTGAGATTGGAGAATTAATTTTGCTTTCTAGGCATTTTGATGAAGTTCTGGCGGCAAAAGAAATTTAACATAAATTTAAACTGAATAAAATTTTAATTACATATATTGAATATGACATAATTTCATCAAGCCGATGAAAATGTTTAAGCTAACTGGAGACTAACATGCAAAAAATACTGAATCTTACTCAAAGTGCCGCCACAGAGTATCAGATAATAGCAGGCGTGGTGGATGTAAGCGATGTAGAAAGTTTAAGAAGAATATTAACATTAGATACCAGAACTCTAGAAGAAAAAGGAGAAAATTATTTAATTATAAGAGCAAATAGAATAATGTCTGAGTTTGTTCTGCCATGGAGAGATAGCAATGTCAGAACTACTTTGGAAGAAAGATTAGACTTAGAATCTAAAAATAAATTTCACAGAAGCATTGGTTACATCAAAATTGAATCAAGAGAAAAATTATCGGAAGCAATTAGGGCCCATGTATTAATCGATGGAAGAGGGCCTCTAATGGATGTCTTAAAATCAAAACTCAATTCAAACGGAATTACATACCACTACTATATGGGAATGTTAAGTGTCATTGAAGAATCATCCGGAGAAAAGAAATACAAAGACCCAGTTGAAGGATACGCTTCTTTTTATCCAGCCATAAATACATAGCTGTAATGCCATTTGCGCGCCACTTAGGTGGCGCGCAAATGTAAAGATTTTTTTTATTTTTTTATAATCACATATACTAAATATGACATAACTTTGCTGATGTGGCAAAAATGTCTAACGATTTACTGGAGATTACCATGAATGATTTTTTTAAAGACTACAAAATCGAAATCCTGAATCTGACAGGTTTTGATTCCACAAAGGAGCAAATTGAAGCTGGTGTTGTGGACGCGTACGATATTCCTAGATTAAGGGAGTGTCTTTATATTGATGTTGATGTTCTTTTAGACATGGAAAAAGATTATCTCGAACAAAAAGCCTACCAAATATTCACCGTGTTTATTGCTCCTTGGATAGCTGAAAACACTAAAAGATTTTTGGAAAAATGGTCGGCCGAGTATCCTTTATCAGCGCAAGTTTTTAGAAACGACGATGCGATCCAAATTCGTAGAAGAATGCTAAATGTTCACATTATGATTGGCGGAGAACCAAATCTGATGGATGTTTTAAAGGAAAGTTACAGTAACCATGGAATAATTTGGCACACGGCTTTGATGAGAAAGTTACTTGTTTCAACAACGAGAGACGATAAAAGCTCTGCCGTTGAAACTGCTTATAAACACATTGGTTTTTATCCTCCGGTGTTTTAATTACTGACTTTTTGCTCAATGCGCCACTTAAATAGCGCATTGAGCAAAAAAATAAGTAATTTTTTTAATTAAAAATAATCACACATATCAAATATGGTATAACTTTACTAATTAAGTAAAAATGCCTTAACCAAACCGGAGAGCAACGTGATTGAAATTCTAAACATTACAAATGGCAATGGGACAGACAACCAAAGACTTAATGGTCTGGTTAATGTAAAAAACAAAGCATTGCTGAAAGAACTGCTCGATGTAAGCGTTTACGATTTAATGGCTTTAGGAGAAGGCTACTTGGTAGAAAAAGCAAATAACATTTTAATTGAATTTGTATTTCCATGGAGAGCCGCCCACATAAAGAAATTTCTTGAAGAGGAATATATGCAGGGGTATCTGGATGGAAAGGGGCGTTGCCATCTGCCACTTGTCGAAATGCTTGGTGCCTTTAATGAAGTGACAAAAATGCATGTTATGATCGGGGGGGATGAAATACTTACTCCTGTTTTAAAACGCATTTTTGAATCCCACGACATTGTATGCCATTATGCTCTTACTACAACGGGGGAAAGCAACTACTTTGAGCCAAACGGGGATGTCAAAGTAGAAGAGGATGTCATATTCTGCGGTTACTGGCCTCCTCTAGAAAAGATCTGAGCTTGCATTCACGCCGCATTAGCGGCGTGAATAAGCTAATTTTTTTATAGCTATATATACTTATTATGACATAAACTTACTATAATAGTAATAGTGTCTTAATTTGACTGGAGAGCAACGTGCCTAAAATTTTAAATCTCACAAACAGTATTGGAACAGACACTCAATATGCAAATGGTCTAATAGAAGTAAACGATGTAAATAGGTTATACGATCTGTTAGATGTTGACCCCGATATCCTATTAAAAATTGGAAAACAATATTTAGAAGAAAAAGCATTGGCTATTATGAGAGAATTTGTATTTCCATGGAGGGACCTTGTAATAAATGAAGTTTTAACGGAAGAAGCTCAAAAACATAATATAGATAAAAGCAGAATGTACTGTCTTTTAGCCGGAGAATTTGCTAATTCATTTTCAAAAAGAGCAGAAATACATGTGCTAGTGGGGTGCCAACAGTCTCTTTTAAATGTGCTTAGGCAGACATTATATCCTAATGGAATAATCTGCCATGATAAATTAATAAAGGTTATTAAAAAAGACATTATAATACCTGATGCAGTTATATTTGAAAGCGAGGAAATTGTATTCTGTGGGTACTGGCCTCCTTTAGAATAATGTGATTTTTTATTTACGCTGTTAAAGCAGCGTAAATAAAGTTATTTTTTTATTACTTTTTTATAGCCACATATACTTATAATAACTTAGTGTTTACTAAACGAGAAGACAAAATGGCAGTTATATTAAATCTTACAAAAAATATAATAAATGGCAGTTTACTTAATACAGACATAGTAAATGTTGAAAATTTAAAATTACTTGAAAAATTAATTAGCGTAGACGAAGTTTTGTTATTAAGAAAAGATTCAGAATCTTATTTAACTAAAAAAGCGTTTTTAATATTTAAAGAATTTGTTATGCCATGGAAACTTAAATTAATAAGACTTTTTATGGAAAAAGAATGGAGAACAGGCGTAGATAGAGATCTACCAATAGCAGATGCTACAGATGAGGTTTTATTAAGTGCAATTTCTGAAGCATTTATTGCTCATGTTTTAATAGATAGCCATCCGGCTTTATTAGAAATTCTTTGTAAAATATTAAAAGACAATCAAGTTATTTATCATTATCCTATATTTACAATAGATAAATTTTACAGTCAAGGAACATTATTCAGAAATAGAAATTTACGTGGGTTTTATCCTTCCTTAAAAAATGACGAAATAGGTAGCTAAAATGACTTTACAAGAAATTATTGAGATGCGTAATGTAGGTTGTGCAAATAGAATAGATGATGATATTTTTCAGAAGGCTATTGAAAATGGATTATTAGACTTATTAAAAAAATACGATTCAATAGACTCAATCCCAGACTCCGATGAATTAATGTGCAAAGGAGGATTTGTAAGACTGGCAGTAGAAGTAATGCGTAAAGATCTTTGCCCATTGCCTAAAATGCACCATACTCCCAATCAAAAACAAAATGTAGATGATGCGATTCTAAAATGGAAAAATAAAAAAAGTAAAAAAATTTGAACCATTAATTGATTATTTTTGTAAAAAATAATAAAAAATATTAGCTATGTTAATAACATGGATAGTTAATTTTATTTAAAGACTACACTAATAGAATACTATCTAGGCAGTTTATTTCCATTAACCTAAGGTAAAAGTAAATGTCCGAAGCAACCTTTAATGCTCCTGTCGCTCCCACTGGAAAAATCAAAATTTTTGAAAATCCTCATCTGGTAATGTGGACTCCGTCTCCTACGGCAGAAGGCCGTCGTGCAAAATTGTCTTGGGGCATTCGTAACGGAAACCCGCGACTAACGGTGTTTACAAATGACCCTGCCGATATAGGAATTGGAATTATTAATGGAGTTATACCGGCGCCTATGGACAACGTTACTCTATTAGCGTTGCTTAATTTATTGGAAAAATCAGCAATGAGTTTAGAGGAAATCAAACACAAAATAAGCTGCTCTACGCTGAGATGGGAAAACGGAGTGCAAACAAAACAAAAAATACTATTGAGTGAAATTTGGTTTGGAAAAGACTCAGAAGGTTTGGTATGGATATCTTTAATTGCTCCAAATAGACCAAAAATTAAATTTGTATTTCAAGTGTCGGATTGGCATGAAATTATCAAAGCCGACGGTTCAACTGCCACTCCGTCGGAAGGATCTCAAATAGCAGCAATTGCTACAATACAAGCATTAAGAATTGCCTATTCAGTAGCCTTAGCCGAAGGATTTTTAGGAAAAGGACAAGCATTTAAACAAGAATCTGAAACAAATGCAAACGTAACCGATTGGTCGTCAGAACCAACTTCAGATGTAAATAAACCAATTGACAAGACTGTATTTGACGACGTATTTTAATGACAGGTTTCTAACAGTTGCTGTATTAGCGGCAACTGTTAGTTAACAAATAAAGAAAAGAACACATATACTTATTTTAATGGAGAGAAAAATAAATGACACTTCTTGAAGCTTTAAGTGGGTTGCTATATCCAAATCTTCCTGATGACATTACAATCTCAGTGGCTGAAGATGTGTGCCTAATAGAGATAAAAAACAAAAACCAAGTGGACTATAGACGCTATAAGTATAACCAAACAACCAAAAATATAACGCCATTTGATTTTTCTTCTTTAGATAAAAATAAAAAAATAGAAACCGTTTTCAAATTGCGCGATCACAAATGGTCTCAAATAAAAATAGCAAGCTTATTAATTATTAGCCAAGCCTCTGTTTCAAATTATTTAAAACAATATAAAAACACTCAATGAATAATTAAGGAAAAGCCCCATGAAAGCAGAAGTTATTAATATTCACACTCCCACTTCAATACCGGAAGTGAAAATAACTCATACCGACATCAGTAATAATACAAAAGAACTTAGGTTTATCATTTCTTGTTTTGGAAGACCAACATTTAGTGATTTCCCAATGTTCAAAGAACTTAATGAGTATTGGGCGCAATTAACTCCAGAAAAACAACAAGACATCTTTAATTTATACGAAAGTATTTTAGAAACTTTTAATTCTAATTGGGATAATTCTACATTAAAAGGAGTTTTAAGTAAATATGTTTTAAAGCTATTAGAGGCTCATGAATTTCAAGAAGTTCATCGTTGGATATTGTTTAAGTCTACGATACAAATACCTCCTGCATTTGAAAAAGAATATGTAGAAGACATTGATAGAGATTGGACAAGAGAGCAAACATATCTTAGATCCGATTATCAAAAATTAATAACGCTTGCTTTAATATTAAGAACCCTTATTCCAGTGTGGGGCGAATATATTACAAGATATAGAAAAGAATTAGGAACTGAATTTAAGGAATACTACGCTCTTCAGTTAATAAGTTATTCTCCCTTATTAGAAACAGACGCATTCATAAAGTTGCGTTTGTATATTGATAAATATTTGGAAAGAATAGAACCAAATTCATTTATGATAATTAGAGGAATTTCTAGTGAAGATTTCCCAGTATGGCTGCTAGCAGCAGTAGCTGTAAAAGGATTGTGCGTAGGAGATATTAGAGGCGTTGAATCGAAATCACATTTAGTAGCTTATATGTTTCAATTAATAAAGCAAAAAACATTAAAAACTAGCGCTAATCTTGATACAACTATTAAATTCAAAGTTAAAAAAAATGTAGATGAAAATGATCCTAATTCAAAGCTTTCTGTATTAGAAGCTTTTAAAGGGAAATACACAATCGCAATAGGCGAAATATCTGAAATAGAACACGTTGTTTCAGATGTAAAAAAGTGCGCATTTCGTTTATCTAGCAGAATGTCAGATTCATTATTAGAAAGAGCTTTAGCAACTTCGGAACAATTGCAAGATAAAATCATAATAGACCCTCAAATGATATTAGCCCAATGGGTATTTAGTCCTATTGTCTCACCTAAGGGCTTAGCTTATTTGCAAAAAAAACAAATAATTAATGTGCTGGCGGCTACACAAGCCGTGTTGTGGGCTCGAGGCCACCATTTATTATCCATTATGGCTACTAGTTATAACGACACTGGTTTACAAGACGAAGAAGAATGTCTGGTAACAATGGATACTAGAACCAAATTGCCAAAAGAAATGGTAAACGCTTTAAATGAATTGTACCCTTATGCAAAATCTTTGTCCATAAAAAAACAAAATCGTTTACAAAATGAATTAAGTTTAGTTGACCATTCTGTAAAAAGACAAACGGCGGCTTTTGTAAATCCAGCTATGTTGGCTGTGGACAACCTATCCAACAAACTATCGTTATGTGCGTGGGTCGCAACTGCTGATGATGATTTTTTAATAAATGTATTTAATTCAGCAATCAATAGAAGGCTGCCGACTGTAAGAGATTTAAAAACACATATAGCAAAGCTAATTATTGAAATTGGATCTAGAACCTGGTCTTAACCTAAGCCAATACGGTGCTCAATATGCCTTCTGTAGAAATTCCTAGACAGCTTACTCGGCTAACTGTCAGAAAGTTATTAATGCAACAAACAGGAACATTCAATACACTTTTTTCTCGGCCGTATCAAACACACTACGACGGCCATTCAATGTCTGCTTTGGTGGACAGAGTGCAAAATAATAATGGAGATAGAATAAACGGATCGTTGTTAGCAGGAGCTGCGGTGAACGTAATATCTCCGGCCGCTACTCCAGAGGGCCCAGTAATTATTCCTAATGGATGGGAAAACCCTCGTATCAGGTTTGTATTAATTGTAGATTCTTTATTTAGCACTGGGTCTTCATTGACTTACTATATACAAGGCTATACAGACTATGATGGAATAACATCGTCTAATGCAATTGATCCTAGAATGAATTTTTTCATAAATTCAATTACAACCATTACTCAATTAACACAAGTAACTCCCGTTGGAACAATAACACAAGACAGGGTTGTAGATTCAGTCCAACTCTTGTCAGATCACGATTGGAATTCTAATATAGCACAACGCCAAGGAAAACTATCTTTAAGACCACACGACTTAATTGTGGGAATTCAAAGCCAACACTATGGGGCGGCAATTGATCATACTTCTCCAGGAGCTTTCTTAGACACCAGAAATTTCATAAAACAAGATCCTGTTAGATCCACTCGTTCAAATAATATTGGAACAAACTATATAGCAAAAGTTTTAGACACTTACATTGCAGCCACTCTACAGGTTCCTTTTGGGCAATCAGATCAAGACATATACTCCTTAGCAAAAAATAATCTGTATGAAAACTCGGCTTATGATAATCCATTCATTAGAGCAATTTCCGACTCCAATGGAATAGCAATTTCTCATTGTTTTACGTACCCACAGCTTTGTACAATAGACCACAACACAAGCAATGTAACAAACTTTATTATTCAAGGAGTTACACAACAAACCCAATTGCATAGAGCCGGCCAAACAGAATTTTGGAACGGTTCTACTATTGAAACTGTGGTAGCAACAATTCTTAGCCACGCAGTTCCTGCGTTAATGATGGAATTATTAATTTCAAAAATAATATTCCGTTCCACTAATTATTCTCACGGTGTTCAAATGTCCACCGTTATTTCTTATGCAAATTCTTTAACGAACGCAGATTTAACTCAAAATTACGAATTATTTAAAAGAAGACTAGAGCAAGAAGTTATATTTGACTTGACATACGGAAATCAAGAATCTTATTTACTAGATATGAGTGTAGATCTATTTGGAGAAACATGGATCAAAATAACATTAGGAAATAATCCGGCGGTAGATTATGTCACCCCTAGTTTTTGTGATAATTTGTCAGTTCCAATAATAACCAACTCCATGGATCATTTTAACTCAATGTCGTCTGATTTTGAACAAATTATTAGAAACTGCGCCGATGGATTAAATGCTAATGGAAATTCTTCTTTAGTATCTAATCAGATGTTTGATGATTCCATCTAAAAAAATAGGAGCCCCTCATGTCCTTGATACCCTTATATGAGCATATTTTAAAATTTGCAGGAGTTACTGCAAACGAAGAAGGGTATGCTTCTATAGACTTATACGATCAATTGGAACCTTGGCTAATTAATGGAAAAAGAGTGGTTCTGCCAACTCAGAATCATTTAAGGCAGCCAGAACCCGAACTAAAAATTATTTTCCATCCATTAGTCGAAAATATAATGAGAGGAGAATCTGAAATAATAGAGAAATTAAGGAAACAAATAAATATTAGGTTAAATTCTGCAATTGGAATTGTAGCCCAAACCCTTATAAACGTGATAGCTTCTGCTGAATTTCATTCATCATTAAAGCCAGAACAAACTGAATTATTAATTGCAGTTAAAGATGCTGACGAAACGACTTTAAAGAATTTCATTAATGCATTAATAAATGGAATGAAAAAATATCCAGATAGACTATTTGTTAACATTTATTTGAACAAAGGAGGAAAGGTTCATGAAAAACGCTATTTCAGGGCAGGCATAGTAACTTGGCCTTTCTATAAAGATCTTAAATCTGAAAAGCAAGAAATAATTTCAACAAAATTACGAATTAAAGATAAAAAAGCTTTTATAGAATTATTTGAATTTATGTTTCCTCTTATTCAAGAGCCAGAGCAATATAACTACGGATCAAATTCAAATACTGCTCCATATTTAGAAGCCCTAATGAAATCCGCAGCTAATATAGCTAGTAGAATTAATATGTTAGTTGAACTATTTTCTACTTACATTGAAGACCCAAATGCAATTACATTTGAATCAGACTGGTTAACCGATTTTGAAAATTTAGATGCACTATTGCCAGAAATTAGGAAAATTCCTCTTCAAGCTGGCAATGAAGGCTCTCTCCCAATTGAGCCAGCGCATAATCAAATTCCGCAGCCAATAGCGCCCCCGCTGCAAGCTCCAGCTTTTTCATATCCTACTCCGCAATATCCGCCAACGCAACAAATCCAAACACAGCCTCCTGAATTAAGAAAAACATCTAGAGGAATCGATTTTGACTCATTAAAACAATCTTTGCCATATTTGCAAATGATGCCAAATCCATTACATAATCAATTAATGCAACAATCGGCAATTTTTCCTCCTTATGGATATCAAAATATGAATTATCCAAATCCGCAGCAACAATATAATAACTATTCACACCCTCAACAACAATATAATCAACAAAATTATAATCAATCCTTGCAGCCTCCGTTTAATGCGCAATGGAATAATTTGTCAATTTAAAATTGCTACATAACAGAGACATTCGACCCCCAATGATATGGTCAGGGGTCGAATGTCTCTGCGAGATTAAACTTTTTTTTTGTTTTTTAAAACGGGGTTTTAAAAATATGATAAATTCAGAAATAAAATCCATTATTCAAATAGCACTTAGTGCTTACAATAGCCAGTATGGAACAAATTTATTAGAAAAAGATTTCAATGCCGAAGAATTACCTCCAAATGAAAATTCTCAAAAAACATACGATATATTTACAACAATTGAAACCGATGATTTTCATATTCGTTTAAATTGCATAAGGGGAGATGTAAATCAAGTAGGAGAATTTGTTTATATTGCAAATGGCGAACAATTAGAAGGTTCTAGTGGTCGTTATTATTTGGCAAATGCAATTATTGACGAAAGTATTTTATATACTGGCAGCAGTTTAATAAGGAATTCTGGTCCAATAGTTTCGACAGGAGACGGCATTGTTGATCCTGCGCCGCCGGATTCTGAAAACTCACGTGGCCCAAGAGGTTTTCAGGGGCCACGAGGGTTTAAAGGGGAAACGGGCGCAACTGGCCCTGTTGGTTTAACTGGCCCAGTTGGGCCGGTTGGCCCCCAGGGACTTCAGGGGCCTTCTGGTCTTAATGGGGTAGACGGAAGGGACGGAGCTCAAGGCCCAAGAGGCCCGGATGGAATTCAAGGTCCAAGAGGAATCGAAGGTCCACAAGGTTTAATTGGCCCGGAGGGACCTATTGGCCCGGAGGGGCCCGTTGGTTTAATTGGACCTGTTGGGCCGCAAGGGCCGTCTGGTCTAGACGGTGCTCCTGGTGCAGCCGGTTTAGACGGAACCCCAGGAGGACCGCCCGGACCACAAGGGGCGCCTGGCCCGCAAGGTCCGGAAGGCCCTCGTGGAATCGACGGAGTTCCAGGGGGGCCAGTTGGTCCACAAGGCCCAGAAGGGGCGCAAGGCCCACAAGGTCCGCAAGGCCCAGAAGGTCCGCAAGGTCCAGAAGGCCCGCAAGGGATTAAAGGAGATCAAGGAGCTGCGGGGGCTCAAGGTCTGGAAGGCCCGCAAGGCCCAGAAGGTGTGCAAGGATTACAAGGAACAAGTGGAAGTAATGGTGCTCCTGGTGCAGCCGGAGCACAAGGTCCTGCTGGAGCCGATGGCGCACAAGGCCCGGCCGGAGCAGATGGCGCTCCTGGAGCAGTCGGTGCACAAGGACCTGAAGGCCCCCAAGGGCCAGCTGGAGCACAAGGGCCAGCTGGAGCCGATGGCGCACAAGGACCCCAAGGCCCAGATGGCGCTCCTGGCGCAGCCGGAGCTGATGGGCTAGATGGTGCTCCTGGTGCAGCCGGAGCTGATGGCGCCCCTGGCGCAGTCGGCGCACAAGGACCTGAAGGTCCCCAAGGGCCAGCCGGAGCAGATGGTGCTCCTGGTGCAGTCGGCGCACAAGGACCCCAAGGCCCAGATGGTGCTCCTGGTGCAGCTGGAGCTGATGGCCTGGATGGTGCTCCTGGTGCAGCTGGAGCTGATGGCCTGGATGGCGCTCCTGGTGCAGCCGGAGCTGATGGCCTGGATGGCGCTCCTGGTGCAGCCGGAGCTGATGGCCTGGATGGCGCTCCTGGTGCAGCCGGAGCTGATGGCGCCCCTGGCGCAGTCGGCGCACAAGGACCTGAAGGCCCCCAAGGGCCAGCTGGAGTAGATGGTGCTCCTGGCGCAGTCGGCGCACAAGGACCCCAAGGCCCAGATGGCGCTCCTGGTGCAGCAGGAGCTGATGGGCTGAGTGGTGCTCCTGGTGCAGCCGGAGCTGATGGCGCCCCTGGCGCAGTCGGCGCACAAGGACCTGAAGGCCCCCAAGGGCCAGCTGGAGCAGATGGTGCTCCTGGTGCAGCTGGGGCTGATGGCCTGGATGGTGCTCCTGGTGCAACTGGAGCTGATGGTGCACAAGGCCCGGCCGGAGCTGACGGTGCCCCTGGAACTCCTGGGGGGCCAGAAGGCCCGCAAGGTCCCGAAGGCCCCCAAGGCCCAGCCGGAGCAGATGGTGCTCCTGGAGCAGCTGGTGCGGACGGAATACAAGGACCCGAAGGCCCTCAAGGCCCAGCTGGAGCAGATGGTGCGCCCGGAACTCCTGGAGGGCCGGAAGGTCCCCAAGGCCCAGCTGGTGCTGACGGTGCTCCTGGAGTTGACGGTGCTGATGGCGCAATCGGTGCACAAGGACCTGAAGGTCCCCAAGGCCCAGCTGGTGCTGACGGTGCTCCTGGAGTTGACGGGGCAGCTGGAGCAGATGGGCTGGATGGTGCTACTGGAGCAGCCGGAGCTGACGGTGCACAAGGACCTGAAGGCCCCCAAGGACCAGCTGGTGCCGACGGTGCCCCTGGTGCAGCCGGAGCTGACGGTGCCCCTGGTGCAGCCGGAGCTGACGGCCTGGATGGTGCTCCTGGCGCAGTCGGTGCACAAGGACCTGAAGGTGCCCAAGGTCCAGCTGGCACTGACGGCGCTCCTGGAGTTGACGGAGCTGACGGGGCAGCCGGAGCAGATGGTGCTCCTGGTGCAGCCGGAGCTGACGGCCTGGATGGTGCTCCTGGTGCAGCCGGAGCAGATGGTGCACAAGGACCTGAAGGGCCACAAGGACCAGCCGGAGCTGATGGCGCTCCTGGTGCAGCCGGAGCTGATGGGCTAGATGGAGCTCCTGGTGCAGCCGGAGCTGATGGGCTAGATGGAGCTCCTGGTGCAGCCGGGGCTGACGGTGCACAAGGACCTGAAGGGCCACAAGGACCAGCCGGAGCTGATGGCGCTCCTGGTGCAGCCGGAGCTGATGGGCTAGATGGTGCTCCTGGTGCAGCCGGAGCAGATGGTGCACAAGGACCAGCTGGAGCAGATGGTGCACAAGGACCAGCCGGAGCTGATGGGCTAGATGGTGCTCCTGGAGCAGCCGGCGCAGTCGGTGCACAAGGACCTGAAGGGCCACAAGGACCAGCCGGAGCTGATGGCGCTCCTGGAGCAGCCGGAGCTGATGGGCTAGATGGG